GTTCCGATGGACGCAGGGAAGTTTCTGGCATGGAATGAGTCCGTAGCCCCAGGCACCCGACGGGTCGATTTGGGAAGAATCGTTATTCCATCTGGCCGCTTGGTATTTCGTGACCCATACGAGTATCGGAGCGGATATGTCGCGCTTCGGGTCAGCCCGGGGAACTATGAGGTCTGGTCTACTGAAGTTGACGAGGGCCTGGGATTCCCCGAGCGTGCCGGCGTTTACCTCCCCGCCTATCTATCGATCCGCCTTTCAGCCGCCGAACCCGATTGGGTGGCAGTCGCAGACGAGCTGGCAGATGACGAGGTTCCTTCGTATGGGCTCTGGACCGGTGCTGATCATGGATTGATCGCCGCACATGATGCCGACGCGCTGGAGGATGACGACCTGCCGTCACTCGCGGATGATTGGGAACGCGCGCTGAATGCAGAGGACAACCCCCATCGTTTCAGCTACACGAACGTTCCCCTACCCGGTGACAACAACGCGAACATCATCTTGAGTAGATCCGGCCAAGGTGATGGCGCATTCGAGATCCTGGCCAGCTACGACAACGACGGCAGGCCTGTCGCAATCCACGTGGACTTCGGCGTCGTAGACACCGATGGCAGTGAGGAAGCAGCAGCCAAAGCCGCAGCGCGCCGCGAGCGCCGTTGGACCGCTCGCCTTCGGCGGTATGTTCACCTGATCAGCCACCGCCAAATACTGCGACGAACGGGCTAAGTAGGTCCGTGCAGCGCTCTGCGCAGGGCGCGGTATTCTTCTTGAGTTGCAGGGAAACTAGGCGCTGACAAGCTCGACAGGGCGCGCATCGCGAGCACAGGCGGGGTGTCCAAGCGCGGTCGAAATCGTTACCCCGTTCGGGTGCTGTTGTACGTAATGGAGAAACATACCTATGGTTGCGTTTCTGCCGGGGGCCTCGTCTCCGACCATAGTGTCATCGGGCTCACCGATCGCGCACACTTCGCGCACGACGGCAAACCTTAGCACCTTCCTATTGCGACGATCCTGAACAAACACGTTGGCATAGCCACCAGCTGCTTGGATCCGCTCTATCATCACGGAAAGAAGCTCATCCACTAGGGCGACGACCACCGGAGTCTCCCCCTCGTCATTGGTGACTGAGAGATCGACATTCGCAAGTGCACCCTCGGCCAAGTTGAAATTGACCTCGCGGCGGAACAATTCGAGTTGCCGCTCGCGGGCAGCATCGGCCTCTTCAAGAACTTGATGGACCCGCTGATGCGATACCCCCAGAGCAGCCGCGATATCGCGCAGGGGTGCACCCGCGTTCCGCAAGGCAGTGGCAGCAGCCTGTTGCGCTTCACGAGCCGTCGTCTCAGCGGCGGCCGCATCACTACGTGCGGCATGCATCGCCGCTATAGCGTCCGAGAGTTCGTTCGGTAGTTGAACGTGCACATGAATGTCCTCCTCAGGAAGGTCAGTCATGACCTGAACCAGATCGCGTGCGATTGGCTCGATTTCACGCAGATGGGCCGCGTACGTATGCCGATCAACCTCAGGAACGTAGATAGACCAACCAGGATCGGATTGCGTCACGATCGCATTGAAGTTGCTCATTTCCACCAGTCCTTCCCGAGTTTTGGTTCCGCTTCCTTATAAATCTTCTCGGCATCACGGTCCGGTATTTCACTGTGACGCCCAACAGGGATGCGCAAGCCGTCAAGGATTATCAAGGTGTGGCGTCCACCCTCTCTTTCCTCGGGCTCCACGTCCGCCGCTTTCGCACCGTCGCGGAGCTTCTTGAGGATCTCCCTGCGCTTCGTCACGAAGTTTAGTCTAGTGAGGCTGGACTAAACAAGTCAAGCGGCACTAGACAATTTGTACAATCCAGTTGTACAAAATCAGACCTCGTCGACGAGTTCTGCTGGCAAGTCTGGCGTGGGAGTTCCTGGGGCGTGCTGCATAGCCCACGCCATCCAAGCGCGGATGTGCCGGACCGCGGCTCTGAGTTTGGCGCTGCACTGGTCGCGCTGACCTACGACGACATCTAGTTGAGCTTCCAGGTCGCGGACTTTGCGCGAGGTGCGGGCCTGCCAGGCGCCCAGGATGGCGACGATGGCGCCGCCGACGGCTTGGATCTGATCAGGGCTCACCGGCCGCTGCCCGCCACCAGCTTGAACAGGCTGGACGGTACGACCGCCTTGGTGGCCGAGGCGGTACCGGATCGGCCCAGCTTGATCGATGCCGCAGAGAAGATGAGCGATACCGCCAGCGTCCCGGCACCGACATTGATGCCGCTCTGCCAATCGATCTCGGTCAGGGCTGCGTTCACCGCGGCGTCGGCCAGGTTGGCGCCGACGATGAAGCCACCCGCGAACGTCTTGATAGCGCGCTCGGCAGCGTCAACGGCGGCGTCTTTGAGCCAGGGCGGGATGGTGATGTGCATGACGGTCCTCTCGGCGGTTGGGTTGTGGACAACTGCGTTTGGGCAGTTCAGGGGGAGTTTTTTCGATGGCGCCATGGATAGGGAGCGCTACGGTGTGGGGAGTCCCTGCGCGCTCTCCTCGCGCGGGGGGCGGACTGATCTACGCGGCGATGGCGGGGGTGCGGCTGGCCCAGTCGCGCACGTGCTGGATGGCGAGGCCGAGATAGGTTTGGCCGGGCCAGACCTCGCGGTACTCGTATTGGATGTGCGCGGCGGTCGGTGGGCTGGTGGTGACGAATCGCAGCGCGATCAGGGCGGCCTGCGCCGCGGCCGCGGGCCCGGTGAGCTTGTTGATATCGCCCCAGCCGAGTACGCCTTGCAGACCGCCGAGGACCATGGGTAGGCCGAGCGCGGCGATACTGTTGGGGCCGCCAGTGAGCGCGCCGAATATAGCGGGCAGCTCGATACCCAATGCTTTGGCGGCGATTTCGGGAATCTTGGGCAGGATGGCGCCAGCGGCCCCGAGTGGGTCGGTGATCTGGAATGCGGTCACCATGTCGAAACAGTCGTCCATGATGTCCCCGACCACACCGAGGGGGATGTTGCCGTACATGTCGCCGGGGTCGGTGAGCCAGCAGTGCCGGTAGTCGCCTGTGTCGCCGTAGCGCCATGACGAGATGCCTTGCCCGGCAAGGATTGGGCCGCCGTAGTAGCTGCCACCGTGGGGCCGGGTGGGGTCACCAAAGCTGAATGAACACAGGTAGTTGTCCGGATAGTGCTCGGCCAGCCACGCGCGGAACCGGGCACCTGCGACCGCGCCGGCCGAGTATCCGCCGATGACAACCTTGGTATTGGGGTTGGCGCGGTAGCGCTCGGCGAAGATGCGTTGTGCGTCGGCCACCGCGATCTCGACGGCCTTGGCCATCGAAATGTCGTTGATGCTGCCCGCGGCGCCGACCGGCAGCCCGCCCATGGTCGCGGCGAATTCGGGGTGTACTTCCTCGACGAGGTTGGTCACGGCCTGCATGACGCGAGATACGTAGTCTTGGCCGATGATGCCTCCGGTGCCCCGGAACATTAGGCCCAGGTGGCGGTTGGCGGGCGGGGCCGGGGGCGCAATGCCCAGCGCGCGTAGGTCATCATCGGACACCTGCCCGGTGGGGATCTGGCCAGTGCGGCGCTGGTACTCGGCGGCCCACAGGGCAGCGCGCGGCCCGAACTCGTCGGTATCTTGCGGCAGCGGCCCCAACAGCCGGGTATACAGCGGCCCGAACCGGTTGTTCATCACGGCCCGCCACTGACGGACCGTTTCGTTGCGGTCTCCGATGCGGATCATTTGGACCACACCTTGTCGCGTAGCGTCATACCTTTTGATGTCCAGTCGGGATGTCCTGGACCTAGTTGTTCGGCGATGTATTCCAGTAGCTTGCGGTCGGGAGCTTCTTTGACGAATTTCTTGTGTAGCGCAATAGGATCGATCGCCGGGGGCTGCGCAGGAGTGTAGATGCCGAGGTATCCGCCGCGCAGCTTGTCGGCGAACGCGTCATTGCGCTTGTCGCCCTCGGGCCAGGCCATCTGGTAGTGCATCTCGTCGGGGCGCGACCAGTCGCGGCCCCAGAACACCGAGCCCTCGAACAGCGCCAGGCCCTTGCGGACCTTGGCCTGCGTGGCGGCATCCATCGTGTACCGCTGCCAGGGGTACTTGGGTGCCATCACGTCAACAGCGGTGCCCGCCAGGTGATTACTGTTGGCGACATCGTTGGTGGCCGACCAGCCCCACACGGGCGAGGTGATCTCTTCGACGTTGCGGTCATACCAGTACAGCCAGGCGCCCAGGATGGTCAGCGGGGCGCCCTTGCGCAGCGGTGCGGTGTCCACGAGGTACAGCTCGGGTATGCGCACGATGTCGCATTCGTCCCGGTTGCACATACGCCAACCGTTCTCGGACACCGTATTGCCGTATGCGGTGCGGAAACTCATCGGGTGTACTTCCTTTCGATGCCTGGGTCGATTTCTTGGGCGTAGGACGACAGCCGGTCGGATGCCCACCAGCCCAGCCGGAATGAGATGGCGGCAAGTGCGCCGTAGAAGGCCGAGTACTTGAGCAGCTGGTTAGGCATCGCGTGGCGTCCAGTCGGCAACTTCGGTGTCGGTGGCCCAGTGCCCGCCGTGGGCCGGGTGCATGACGCCCCAGCGGTTTTCGCCCGATTGGACGGCCACGGCGCCAAAGAGGTGTGATGCGGGGTCGGTGCATTGTTTGACTTCGGGCAGGTTCACGGGTCAATTCCCTTCTGTGGTGGTTGTTTCGGTGGCGAATTCGGCGCGGTAGTCGGCGGGGGTGAGTACGCGGATTTGGCCGGTCGATGAGACGACGATCCAGCGGTCGGCGAGCGCGATGAGTTCGGCTGATCCGTCGCGGCGCATCAGCTGGATACGCCAGGCGGTGGGGTTTTCGACTTCTTGGGAACCGTGGATGATGCCGTAGTGCAGCTTGCGGGCGGTCAGCAGCGAGTCGATCATCGTCAGGGTTTGTGCGGCGCTTTGTGGTGTGCCGTCGAAGTACATGGCCTGGTAGGTGGTCTGTTTCAACGGTGTCGCGTTGGTGAATCCCATGAATTCTCTGTGCCTTTCGCGGTGCGGTCTTTAGGGTTTGGGTTCGACGATGATGTGGCGGTCGGAGAAGGTTGCGGTGCTGGTGCTGGTTTTGTAGACGGCTTTGAACGTGGTGGTGCCTGGGGTGAGGCCGGTCAGGTGGATGCGGCGGGCCAGGGTGCCGTAAAGGCCTGCGGTGACGGTGCGCCCGTAGGCGGCGGTGGCGTCGGTTGCGGCGCGGGTGTTGGCACCCGAGAGCGCACAGCCCATGTAGCCGGTTTGTGCGGCAGCCCCGCCGGAGGAGTACGCGGCCGACACATCGATGGTGACTTCGCCGCTGGCGGGCACGTTCAGGGTGACCGAGGGCCCGGGGGTGGTCAGGTCCACGTAGGCGGTGCTGCTGGTGCCTTGGGCGGTCGCGACGGTACCCGAGACGACGCGGGCGGGGGTTCCGGTGTCCAGGAACGCGAACTGGGACATCGAGCCGGGCAGCGCCGGGTCCGAGGATGCCCAGCCGCCGCTGCGGTAGGCCGCACCCATCAGGGAGGTTGCGCCCGAGTCGTTGTAGGAGTCGAACGCGGTGCCGTTGACCCCGACGGTGAAGGTGCGGGCGGCATCGGAGGTCAGGGTGAAGGCGTTGAACGGGATCGCGGCCCCGACCGTGCCGGTTTTCCACGCGGACTTGACCCCGGACGCCACCCGGCCCAGCTCGTAGTGGGTGACACCGGAGACATCCCAGATCCACAGATAGACGTAATCGGTGAACGAGGCGTTGGCGCGGATGATCAGCATGTAGCCGCCGGCCGCCCCGCTGGGCGCGATGGTGCGCCACTGCCCGGCCGCGGTCATCGAATCGGTCTGGGCGACCCCGGTGTTGAGTTTGAACGTCGGCAAGATCAGGGTGCCCATGGCGGTGAACTGCGGCGGGATTGGTGCACGGGCGCGCATCCAGATCTTGGCCGGACCGCCGGTGCCACCCTTGGTGTAGTTGCCGAACAGGCCACCGTTACCGCCCGCACCGCCACCGGCCACGCCACCGGTGCCCGCGTTGCCGGTACCCCCGGATCCGGCGGTGAAGGCCTCCCCGAACGCCGACAAGGTTTGGGGGCTGATGGTTTTCCCGTTCTGCCCACTGCCGCCGCGCCGCGCCCCCTCACCACCGGCGCCGCCCGCCGCCGATGCCACCGGTGCGCCGGTGGGGCTGGTGATCGTCGAGGTATCACCAGCGCTGCCGTTATCGCCGAAGCCCAAACCCTCGTCTTGCCCGCCCAGACCGCCGCCCCCGGCGAAGATCGAATACGCCCCAGCCTCGATGGGGAAGGTGCCGGTGGCCCACGCTCCGGGGTAGCCGCCGACACCGAATGCGCCCGAGCCGCCTTCACCGGCACCGCCGCCACCGGCGGCCGGGGCGACCACGTACTCGCCGTACCCGCCTGCCGCCCATGCCGGAGGTGTCCACGGCGCGGTGCCCGGACCGGTGAACACGGTGGTTTCCGCGGGCCGGAACGTGATCGAGGCACTGAACCCGCCGACATCGGAGAGGATGTTTTGCAGCGCATTGATCGCCGCGCCTTGGGAATTGACCGTGTTGACCAGCGCGGCCATCGCCGCGTTAGCCTGCTCCTGGGAGGCCCGGGGCACATTGTTGCCGCCGAACTGATTGAACAGCTGGGTCGGGATCGAGGCCAGCGCCTCGGCCCAACCCTCGATGGTTTGACCGACGGCGTTGGGGGTGTCCCGTACCGCATTGATCCCGGCATCGATGACGGCCTGTAGGTCCGTGGACATGTCCTTGGTCAGGTTCGGGATCACGTCTTTGCCGAGCTTGCCGGTCTGGACCTTTGATGCGTCCAGCGGTGGAATGTTGCCGCCGGAGAGCACGCCGGAGATGATGTTGGCCGCGATGTTGGTGATGCTCAGGAACGTTTGGGTGATCTTGCCGCTGATGATCTTGGAGGCATCCAGGCCGGGAATGTGCCATGACGGTATGAGTCCGCCGATGAGTTCGGCGAAGGCATTCAGCGGCTTGATCAGTGTGTTGACGACGTTCTGCCAGATCTGTTCGGGGGTGGGCGGGTTGTTGAAGTCGATCCCGCCGAATATTCCGCTGAACAGTCCGTTGATAATGCGGATGATGTCGCCGACCACCGGCAGGTTTTCAGCCCAATTACGCAGTTGGTCAAACGAACTCACGCCCGGAATGAGTGTGCCCACCACCGCGAGGACCACACGGGCGATGAACTGTTCGACGAACCCTTTGCCGAACTCCTGCAGCTGTTGGGGCGTGAACGGTCGCGTGAGGCCGCCGCCTTGCTCGCGGTGCACCGGGGCCGAGGGGACATCCCTTGCCCAATCGGGGATCTCGGGTTGGTTGTCGGTCACAGCGGCCAGGCCTCGATGTTGAAGTGCGACATCGCGGCGGTGGCGGTGTACGTCGATGTGCCGGTTTGGCGCTCGCACCGGATGTGTACGGTGGCCGAGGTGCCAGCGGGAATGGTGTCGTAGTCGTCGGTGGTGCTGCCGGGGCCGATGGGCTTGCCCGGTGAGAACGCCAGCCGATCAGTCTGGGCGATGCCCACGCAGCGGCCCACGATGTTGCCGTTGGCCTCGCCGTTGAGCCGGGCCAGCAGATTCACGCGCACGTCGGCCGCTTCGCCGGTAACGACCGTTTGGCCTTGTGCACGGATGCGCCGAGGCCACGGGCGGGGAGGGATGTCGATCGCGGCCATAGTCCCGTTCGCGTTGCCCGTACCGATGTTTTTGATTTCGCCCGGGTAGAACACCTCGGCAACCTTTTGCGGCACAAGCTCAAAACCGAGTAGGTCGGTTTTGACGGCCGGAATCCACCCCGCCTTGGGATTGGTCGACAGGTCCAGCGGATTCCAGCGGGTCGCGCCGTCTTTACCGGTCTTGCCGGTGTGTAGCGCCAGGTGCATCTTCCACTTGCCGGGCGTGGTATCCGTTGGGGGAGTGATGAGTTCGAAAAATGCTGAATCGGGTGTCGTGTCTTCGGGGGCTAGTGGTGTCAGGTCGATCTTGGTGTCGAACTCGGCGTGCTTGCCGGGTGGGCCCTGCTCGACCCCGGACACCCCTCCCATGATTCCGCCGTCTTCGCGCAGCAGCACGTGCGCCACCCCGGTGCCGTCGACCGGGACCAGGGTGTAGCCCTGTCCCTGGTAGTAGCGTGCGCCGTTGAAATCGACGATAGGCCAAGCCATGTGGGTTACCTCCGGTTAGGACTGGGGGGCCAGTGTGATGACGTTGATGGCTTCGAATGCGCCAGTGATGAAGCGTTGAATCCTGCCCAAGGGGGCCTCGTCGCGGCGGCCGTCACCGAGCTGCACCAGGGTGGTCTGCTCGGTGGGGGTGATGCGCCACATGGTGTTTTCGATGTAGTCGGTGATCATCTTGGTTCGGCGGTGATACACCAGCGACATCAAGCCGCCCTCGAAAATGTCTCGGCCCAAGGCATATTGGTCACCGTTGCGGAAAGTGACCTGCGCCGTGGTAGCGCCTTGGGCATCGAAAATCGCGTTGATGAACGCGAACATGGTTTCGATGTTGTAGGGGGCGCTGGCGGTCGGGTAGAACCGCTCGATCGCCGGATGAAAGGGGCCCACCTCGTCGCGGACCTGGTACACCTGGACCATCTGGAACGCCAGGAAGCTGTTGTTCAGGAATCCCGAGAGCAGATCCGACGGGATGCCGGAGAACCCGACCACGATCATCAACGAATCGATCAACCACGCGAAGGTGGCATTCATAAGATCGTTCAACCACTTTGGAGAACGGCCGCCGATGATGTGTTGCCAGCCCTCGGGGGTGTGGTCGGCGATTTCGCAGCTGATGATGTTGGAGTCCTCGCCCTCTTCGGGGGCCACGACGTAGGCGTAGGGCTGCTCGAAATCGACACCGAGCTTGGGTGCGTAGAACACCCCGCTCATACCGGGTACCTGCTGGATGACTGGCTTGAAGATGTCACCAAGTGATCCGCCGAGGTCGATGACTGTCTTGATCACCGAATCAGCAACGGTTTTGGTGGGTCCCGAGATCTGCTGGCGGTCCCGGGTCGAAAAGACGTACGTGGCCGAATCGAGGTTGGCCCACTTGTCCGGTTGCGGGTCACCGGGGCGCCACAGGTCCATGCGGGTGTCCACACCGTAGGCGCGGGTGACCTCCTTGATGACCGTTCCGCAGGTTTCCATGCGAACGGTCTTGGCGCACATGGGCGATGTGTCCAGGAACGGGTTGGTGCGCTGCACATAGGTGGGGGTGCGCAGCATCTTGCCGAAGGTCTGCACCGAGAGCCCGTCACGTTTGAGGGCCTGCAGGATCGTGCCCATCCATGCCCGGATGTCGCCGTTGAGTGACAGGCCGTTGTTGACGAACTCCAGCCACCCGGACTGAATGCGCAACGCGCACTCGGCGACCATGTTCTCCACGCAGGTCTGTAGCGCCCAGATGAAGATCGCGTGCGAAATAGGCTGGGCGGCAAGGGGAAGCCACCACGTCGGCCAGATCACGTAGTAGTTCAGGATGTCCCAAATGCCGCGCATCTCGACATTGCCTGTCCACGCGCCCTTTTCGTAGCGGTAGCGGTGAACCTTGGTGTAGAAGTTCTGTCGGCTGCCGGCGGTCTCCATCTCGACCCCGACCAGGGTGTTGCGGCAGTCCATGAACATCTGGATCAGCGGCGAGCTGCCCTTGAGCATCAGCTTTCCGGTGGGGCAGTCGTTGCGCGGCCGGGCGCCCGAACCCTCCATCAGATCCGAGCCCACCGAGGCCATCGGGGTCCACATCTTGTCGCAGACGGTGAACCGATAGCTGGTGTCGACCTTCGAGTTTTTCTCGGTCAGGGCGCGAGCGGTGGCGGCGATCCGCGCGATATCGCCCGAGCGCTTGGCCGCCTCCCAGCGCTGCTCATCGGATATGGGCATCATGAGGTGGCCCCTGGATCGCAGGGGCGCAACGCGATACGCATTAGAGCGGGTATCTCCGTCGCGGCGTGCCCGAGGCGATGATCTTGGAGTCGGCGTTGCCGCCCTCGATCGAGACCTTCACGAAATACGGCTGCGCGGGATTGCCGGGTGATTTCGGTGGTATCGCCGCGTTCTTGGAGAAGCGGCCCTTGAGGTACTTGTACAGCGGGCCCTGCGGCGGGGTGATGCCGAACTGGGATTTGAGCTGATCGGCGAACGCCGTACCGTTCATGCCCGCAAAGCTCATGAACTTCTCGACCGCCTCCTGGAACAAATCGAGTTCCTGCGGTGAGGGCGGCACCGAGGTCAGGTCTTGCACCAAGGTGGTGTGCACACGCGGATCAGTGCGCAAAAACACCACCTGATTGGGCAGTAGCGGCCCGAATTCGACATATTCATCCGAGCCGGGCCCGTCGTAGATCTTGACCTTGGTGAACGGCCCGAACAGCACGTAGTCGTCGTACATGTCCTGATCACCGATGTTGATGCGCTTGAGGAACCCGGTTTGCGCCACGGCAGCGTTATCGCCCGCGGAAAGCTTGCGGATAGAGGACGGTGTTGCCTGGCTGATCACCGCCCCGGCGGCGAACATGCCGTTGCCGACACCGCGATGGTCCACGCCCAGAGGCGAGCCCGTCCCGGTTTCGGTGACCGACAAGATCTCCATGTCGTTGCGCAGCACGCGGAACGTGCGCGGGTGATCCTCGGTGCCGCACACCAGCGTGAACTTCTCGCCCGGCAGCGGCCCGATGGGGATGGCCAGCGGCCAGCTGCGCAAGGTGGTCTCAACGAAGTTCACCGTGTAGTACAGGCGCAGGTATCCGGCGCCGTACTCGACGAACACCCCGTCGCCCGCCCAGCTGCCGTCAGGATTGCGGTTCATGCGCGCGCCCAGGATGTTTCGGCCCGAGTCGGGCACCGACCACTCCTGAAATCCCCCGTGCACCTGGGAGACGACCTGGTTATCGGTATCGGTGTCGAAATCGGGCCAGGGCCCGTTGATGACCCGGCGCCACTGGGTGCCAACCCCGTGCTCGGGGTCGTCCCACCAACGCATTTGGTCGTTGTAGGAGGTGCAGAAACCGCCGCCGGGGCCGCTGTAGCGCTGCGGAACCGCGCCGAGATCCTTGGTTTGACGATGATCGACCGCGAAAGTATCGGTCATCGCGTCGTAGGTGAACGCGAACGAGTCCGCATGGTCGAACGACTTCCACGTGCCGGTATCGGCCTGCAGCCGCAACGTGGCTTTCTGCGAGGTGCCCTTACGCATAGCCGAAACCGGATCGGGTTGCCCGCCTTGGAACCAGCGCACGTCGGCCCACCAGTACCCGGCATCGTGATCGAAAAAGTCCAGCCGGGAACACTTGATGGCGTCCAGTGAATCGATCAGATGCCGATAGACCCGGCGCGTGCGCGCGGCGTTGCGGCCCCGGCACTTGACCGTGAGCTTGACCTCGACCGGATCCAGAAACGCGTCGATATGGTGAACGCCGTCCTCGGTCGCACCCTTCTGGGTGATGTGCTTCCACGGCGCGATGAGGCCTTCGAGGTCGATCAAATGCACGGCTTCCGGTGCCGTGTACGGGTCGGGAATCGCGTACCCGCCGATCATGAACATCTCGACCGACCCGTCAAAGGCGGTCAGGCGCATCATGGGCTTTTCGCCGTTGACGAGGTGATACCAGCCATGGGGTGTGACGGGGTTGGCCGGATAGCGGATCGTCACGGTCACATCCCTGGCCCGGAGTTGCGGGCCTGCTGATGGAACGCGATATCGCGGCCGGTGCCGTCCTCGGTGGCGCGGTTGTTGGTGACGTGAATGTTTGTGTCGCCCGCCTTGACTGGGCCGCCTTGGGCGTTCGGGTCGCCTTGATTCGGGTTTGGTGGCGCGGTCGCCTTGCCAGCCACGTTCGGGATCGCCGGGGCAGCGCCAGCGACGCCACCGAGGATCTTGGTCAGCCAGCTCTTGTTGGCCAGCTCCGAGCCCGCGGTCGGCAGCGCCGTATCCATCAAGCCCTGCACCCCGATACCTGCAGCCTGTGCACCGAACTGAATTGCCCTGTTGGCCAGCTTGATTCCGGTCTGTGCTGCCTGCCCGGCACCGGGGGCGAAGATGTCGGCCGCCGAGGCGGCCATCCCGATCGCGGTATCGATGGTGCCGCCGGGAGTGATACCGACCCCGCCCGCACCCGAACCGGTCGCCGGTTCCACACCACCAATGCGCGTCGATGACGGGCTCCAGGCCTGCGCAGGCCCGGTAGCCCCACCCCACCCGCCGCCAGCGGCCGGAATACCCGGCGTCAGAGCGGGATTGGTCAACGTCGGATCGCTCATCACCGGATCGGTACCGCCCAGGGACGGATTACCGGTGACCGCTACGCCAGGACCGGCCGTCTTGGGGTAGAGCGCCCGATAATCGACCGTGGGCCCGATCGGCTGCGGCGACGGTGCGCTCGACGTGCCCGACCCAAGGGGCATGTAGTACTGCTTGGGGAACTGCTTATCGAGGGCACCGGCCGCCGAGCCTCCCAGCATCGGCCCGTGTCCTCCACCAGATTCGAAATTCATGCCGTTGGGCAGCGTCGCGGCCATGTGGCCCTGCTGCCCCGGCAGGGGATTCACACCGACATTGAAGGCACCCGGCTGATATCCGGGCAGGAAACCGAGCTTGGCGGCGCTGGCATCGGTGGCGAACGCAGTGGTATCGAACAGCCGTGCCGGTGAGGACTTTCCGTCGCGCAGCACCTCCACCAAATCCGAGACGGCACCCGAGCAGTCGGCCAGCCCGTTCTGCAGATCAGATGCTGGAGCGTACTTTCCGCCACGCGCGGCCAATGCGTACATCGCGGCGAGGTTGGGATTTACACCCTGTTGCAGCGCCATAGGCCCGATGCCCGCCGTGGCAGCGTCCTGGGCAGCACCTGTGTACCGCGGCCCAAACACGCCCTGGGCGGCCAGGATGCCCATAGCGCCGTATCCGCCCTTGGACGGGTTGAGCTGGCTGACCGCGCCGAGCTGGCCAAGGATCGGGGCCGCCGCCATATTGGCCAGGAACTTGGTCAGATTCTCGGCCAGCCCCGGCAGGCCCTTGGAGATCCCGAAATCCTTGTCCAGTGCCGCGCCGATCTGGCCCATGCCGTCGGCGAGGCCCTGCGTAGAGCTCTCCAGCTTCTTCCACGTACCTTGCTGCGCCTCAGCCAGTTTCATCTGCGCCGAAACGTACGAGCGTTCGGCGTCGGCAACCTGATTGCGTGCTCGCAGTAGTGCGTCCTGATCGGCGTTACCCTGCTGCTCCAGCCGGATCAACGCAATGCGGTCTTGCTCCAGAGAGTTCTTGGCCCGGATCGCCGACGACTCAGCGTCATACACCCGCATGGGGTCGACCTCGTAGCGACCGAGCCCGGGCCCGCCCTTGGGAGATGAAACGAGTACCCCGGGCGCTGCGGTGGGCGCCGTGGCCAATCCTGGCGGCATGGCAACGGGTTTAGCCTCCACCGACCAAAGACTCGGATCGATCGGGGGCTTGGTCTTGTCACCCTTGTCAGCCGCCTCGATCTGCTTCTTGGCCTCGTCGAACGGCATTCCCGGGCCGGCTGGCGCCGGGCCTGCGGGACCCTGTGGCTTGGGGGCCAGTGGTGAGTTGGCCGGTACCGGGACGCCGGGCGTGGGATTGATCAAGTTGCCCAGTCCGAGCCCCACGCCGTCGCCGATAGCGTTGGCGGTGCTGCCCGGTGCGGGGACGAACGCGCCGGGCAGATTCGGGTCGAGCTGAACCGGGGTCGTCGGCGCGGTGATCTCATCGCCCGCGCTGTTTCGCCCGCCTCCCGACCCGCCGTAGACGGGGTGGGTCACCTGCTCGCCAATCCAGTTCGGGATGCTCTGACTGAAGAACTTCACGAATGAGGTGTTGGCGAGTCTCTTTTCGATCTTGTCTATCTCGTTGGAGATGGTGTCGCCCAGCTTGGTCCAACCGCTGGCGTGCTCCTGCAGGGTGTCAGTTGCCCTGTCGGTCTTGCCCTTGATGTCGTCGAACTGCTGTCCGGCCTTCTTGAGGTCCATGGCAGCGATGGCGGTGTTGGCTTCTTCCCATCGGGTTTTGAACAGCGCCAGCCCGATGTTCGTGCGCTGTTGCGGATCCTCGATGGCCGCCATTGCGACCATGATGGCCTCGAACGCTCTTTTGGCTTCGTCCCCGCCCGCGGCGAAAGACTTGCCCATCGCGTCGGAGTCGAATCCCAAGGCCTTGAACGCCGCACGCGTGCTGACCGAGCCGTCGTTGGCGCTGATGGCGAACTCGCGCAATGAGTCTGCGGCCAGATCGGTGTTGCGGATGTTCGCCTCGTACATCTGGTTGATTAGGCCCAGTGCCTCGCCGCCGGTTAGTCCGAGGTTTTTGAAGTTGATGGCGTACTCGTTGAGTGTGTCCATCATGTCGCCGGTGAGATTGAGGCCCTTTTGCTGCGCGCCGAGGATCAGGTCGAAGGCATCGACATAGCTCTTAACCATGCCGCCGGAGACGAGACCGCGCGCTCCGAGTGCCAGCGAGCGGGCATCTTCGCCGGTGAACGCTTGGACTGTCTGCATGCGTTCGACGAACTTCTGCGCGTCCTGCTCACTGGTGTTCGCGTTGATCAGTCGTGCCTGAAATCCCACGTCGAGCGTCGACAGATTCTCTTGCGCGGACTGTCCAAAACCCTTGGCCCATGCACTACCTGCAGCGCTACTGAACCGGCCCATGGTGTCCTTGTCCACACCCATGCGAGTGCGGAACACATCCTCGACACGCAACTGGGCCATGCCGTCGGCGATGCCGCTGGCGATCCGGCTTCCGACAAGGACGCCGACGGCGGTCAAGCCCAACAGTGCCATTCCGATGGGACCGCCTGCGGTGCCGAGTCGGGCGATCGATGCCGCGCTGCTCACGCCATGGGTGAATCCGCCCGAGAATCCGTCGGCCATGTCGCGGCCGAGCTGGGCCGCCTGGCCAGCCTGAGCGCGCATCCCGCCGATGAAGTTGGTGTTGTTGCGGCGGCCAGCTTCGTCTGCGGCTTCCTGGTATTCGCGATAGGCCTGCGTTGCATCACGGACGGCGCGTGATTCGGCACGGCGGGCGGTCTCTACCCTTTCGGCCTGGCGCACGATCCGGGCACCATCGGCATCGCTGTCGCGTAGGCGCTGCAGCTGCGCTTCTTCGGACTTGAGTCGACCAACGGCATCCGATGCCTTGTCGTAGGCATCAGAAGCCCTGTCGCCCATGCGCTTAAGCGACTTCTCGACTTCCTTGGAGCTGCCCGCCAGTGCGTTGGCGAAATCGCGGCCGGCGTCCTTGCCCGCGTTGCCGAATGTACGTGTGGCGTCGTCGGCAACCCGCTTCCACGACCGATGATCAGCGGCGGCCCCGATGGGTATCTGCACGGACATGGTTCACCTCCTGATCATTGGTCGCCAAAAGCGTCTTCTAACAGCTCTTCTCGCGCCGATTCGATGAATTCGTTTTCAGCGGAGTCAAGTTCGTGCTGTTTGCGAGATGCCAGCGGCGATGAGTACTTGGTGTACATGTACTCGTGCGGGGTGCCGGTGTACTTGCTGGCGCGATATGCCGCCAGCTCGTTGTGCGTCTCGGCGGCGATCTTCTGCATGACCGTCCAGTCGCCGTCGCGCCCAAACGGCGGCGGCGCATGGGTTTTGAACTCCGAGTCTTCGGGTAGCTGGTGGATCAGCGACAGTAGTTGACGGCTGGAGAGCACCAGGGCGCCGCGCTCATCACGCGTGCCCTGGTGCCAATCAGCGATGCGCACACCGCGAAAGCGTAGATCAGCCTCGATGGCGTTGGGCCATCGACTCCAAAGTGCTACTGCCTCAATTACTTTTGGAGTCGATCTTTGTCCGTTCCTCCAGCTGGCGTTGCATCAGCTTCCAGTGCGTATCGATCTGGCCGGGAACACCGCCCGCGGCGAGGAATTTGTCGTAGATGGCCCTGCTACCCATGAGCGCGATGCACAGCTGCTCGTCAGGGTCGTAGTCCTGGCCATCCTTGAGGTACGGGTAGATGGTGCGCTCGACCTTCTTACCCTCGACGAGCGGATGGTCGATGAGCTCGGTATCGAGGGCGTTCATTTCCCGCAGGTAGTCGCGATACCGCTTGCGCTGCTCGGTGTCGAGAAACGCGGGGTTGGGCAGCTCCCAAACTTCGCCGCCGCCGAGGTCAAAGGTCACACCCGCCATGAACCCAAGAAGGTCAGCGGCTTGCCCGCGCGCCTTCTTCGGGTCAACGGGATGTAGCGGGTCAGTGGCGTCGTCGTGGCTCTGGTTGTCAGGCATGGTGAAACCTTTCGGGCTGTTGGACTTGGGTTTTCGGGCTGCATGGGTGGGGCTCACCTGGCGGGCGCAGCCCGACGCCCGCCAGGTGAGGGTTCATTAGGCGATGGTCACGACGGCAGACTTCGGGGTGTAGACCGAGGCGCCGTTGGTGCCGGTCACCTTTACGCGGAACTTGGTTGCACCGGCTGCCACGCCCTTGACCTTGACCGTGGTGTTGCCACCCGATGAGACCGCGGCGCCATCGAGCTCTGCGGGCAGCCAGGTGGTCCCGTCATCGACGGTGCTTTCGGCGGCGAAGGTGAACGGATCACCTGCGCCCGTGGGGTCGGCGAATACGATCGAGGCCTTACCGGCGGCACCGGGGGTGACCGTCGGCGGGGTGTTCGACACCTTGGGGGAGCCCTGAATCGTGGTCCAGCCCTTGCCGCCGACCCATTCGCCATCCAGGCCGGGAATCAGGATGTCCGGGTTGCGCGGATCGGGGATCAGGAAGAACGGGTCAGGTTCGAGCGAAAACTCCAACTCGGCGGCGTCGGCGTCTTCCTTGTCCATCTTGGCCGCGCCGATCTTGGTCAGCTTGCACAGCGGGATGGGCTCGACGGTGTACAGCTTGCCGCCGGCGCGGGACCGTGCGCGCACCAAAAGCAGCTGCCGGGGCACGAAATCGGCCTCCAGCGGGGTGCCGACGAAAAAGTCCTTCTGACCGGCGTCCTCGACCAGCAAGTTGCCGTCCTCGTCCTGTAGCGGCAGGTTGTTGCGCACCCGCTTGACCAACGGCTTGAGCGATTCGATCGGGGTGAACTTCACCGTCTTGCCGATCTTGGTGATGTCGTTCTCGATCGGGAAGTTCGACTGCAAGATCTCCAGGGGACTGACGTCGACGTTCGGTTCGCGCTCGGGGCCACCGGTCTTGGTGTTGGCACCCATGAACAGCCAGCCCTGGTTGGCCTCGGGGTTGGTGCGCCATTCGCCGCCGATCTTGCGCTGCGCGAACAGATCCGGGCGTAGCTTGCCGTCCCCGGTGAGCGGGTTGAACACGTGCGGGCTGATATCGGTCGCGGCGCCGCGGTAGTCGCGGATCAGCACGGCCACCAGTGGGCCACGAATGGCGAACCGGTTATCAACGTCGTTGAATCCGCCGTCGCTCCAGTCAACGCCGGTGGTGGGTTGCGTCATGTGACGCTCCTTTCATGGGTGAGGAACCGGAAAGGGGAACAGATTCCGGCGATTTGGTGCGGCACAGCGCCGCGACGCGATCGAGGGACCGCGACGTTTAGATGAAGGACAAGCCGAGTTCGCAGATCGCCTTGAGGCGAAAGGCGTTGTCGGCCTTGTATTCGCGCAGCGTAGAGAGCTGCTGAAAGTCGATGTAGTCGACGTTGGCGACCGTGCCATCGGGCATGGGCACATCCACGATGTCTTTGCCGAGCAGCATGATCCGCCGATCGGTCTTGATGCCCTCACGCTGCGCCTCGGTGATCGTCTTGCCGAAGGTGTGGATCGACAGGACAGCGGTGCAGTAGAACAGGTTCGCGTCGTAGGTGCCGTCAATCATGTTGACCTGGCGGAACGGCAGCGGATCGTCGGGCTTGCGTTCGATGTCGCAGGAGCCCAGCGGTGCGAGGTGGGCGAGCATCATCACGATCGCGTTGGGGGGCATCTGCTCATGCAGCGCGGCAGTCATCAGTCGGGCCTGTTGATGACATCGGCGGCCGTGCCGCCGAACGCGATGGCAGTCTTGGCCGCGACGGCGAACTCCGGTGTCGGGCTGGTGCCCCCGGTGCCATCCTCGATCCAGTGGGCTTTGAAGTTGTCGTTGATGACCTTGGTGTCATCGTCACGGCCCTTGCCCTGCTGCACTTTCCACGCCGCGCCGTAGTCGCCGTGATCGACCGGCGAGATGGACTTGGCGTGTGCGGCCATCTCCTTGCCGACGCGCGCCTTCTCGGCTTTGGCTTGCGCCGAGGTGTGGATCGCCTTGTCGATCTCGGACTGCGGCACACCCAACGCGACCAGCGGGTTGGGTCTGCGATCTGTGGCCATCAGCCGACCCTGCGCTGGCAGATGCAGAACACATGGTCTTCGCGGCCGTCGAGGTCGAATTCGAGCACCGCGTCACCGACCATGCTGTGATCGCGGCCCAGGTGGCGAATCCGGTGCGCCGATCCGATGTCGGCGACCGCGACGGGCGCGGCGGCACCACTGCCGTCAACAGCGGGGATATGACCATCGACGACCGGCAGGAACGCCCACGATTGCTCAGTGGTTGTGGTGGTGATCCCCTGGTTGTCCTCGGCCGTCGACTGCACCTCGAACAGGCAGTTATCGACCCACACAACGCGTTCGGTGACGTGCGGCTTGCGGTACTCGTCCAGGATCGGGTCCCCCTGCCCGTCGAGCACCGGCACATCCCACACGATCGCGAGCCGCTGCCCGCCCAGGGTGTCCATCAGTAGTCACCCCTGGGGAAGTGGCCGCGCGCCTTGGCCTGTAGTGCCAGGCCGAGCATGCGGTAGTGGCGGCGTGCGATGAACTTCTCGACGGCTTCACGATCGATCGCAGCCTGTTTGGTGCGATGACCCACCGTCTTGGTGAACGATGAGACCGGGCCGAACTCGCCATACATCAGCGCGTCCCGGGTGACCTCGAATGTGACCACCTTGGCCGCCGGATCATCGTCGGCAATGGCCGGTTTCTTATCGCGTATCCAATCGGAGACGACCGTCAGTAGAGGCGCCGCCACCAGTTTCTCAGCTGCCGACAGCGGCCGGAACATGGCGGCGAACGCCTCTACGTCAAGGAAGTCGGTCACGAAACTAGTCCGTGGCCTCGATCAGCGCCCACAGGTCGTCCTTCTCCTGTGCCTCCAGCTCGTCACGGTCATACGTGCCGTTGGCCATCAGCCAGTCGACCAGGACGGCCTTGGTCGCGGCCTTGAGCGGCTTCTTACGGGGCGCATCACCCTCGGTACCGGTGGCCTGGCTCGGGTTATCGGAATCGCCTGCGGTGGAGCTGGGATCGCCATCCCCACCGTCGCCGCTGTCGGTGTCGCCGTCATCGGTGGCATCCGCCTGGGCCGAGTCACTTTCGGGATCGGTCGATTCGGCCGGCAGCTGGGCGCCGAGCGCACCGACGGCGAGGCCGCGCGCGACCTCATCATCGGTGAGCGTGACGAGTTCGCCGAAGAACGCGCGCCGCCGAGTGCCTGCGGGCGTGAGGTATTCCCATGTCGCCGCAGTCACCCGATGTTCTGTGACCTCGGGCATTACGGGGCGCCCTTCAATCCGGTCACCTTCTTGACCGCGTACGGGTCGGTGACGCCCATGATGGGCAGCACCGAAGACTGGACCCAGTTCTGCTTGGTCTTGGGCTCGCGCCAGGTCTCAGTCGAGAGCATTTGCTCGTAGTCCAGGAACCCGACACCGCCGCGCACACCCGCGTAGGCGGTGCCGTTGGCGACGCGGTTGGACCGGAACATCGAGATATCGGCGTCGGCCAAGATCTGCGGCAAGTCTGGGCCGTAGGCGATACGCAGGTCCGCGTACTGCACGGGGTTGACGACCCACACGTTGTAGACGTAGCCCAATTCCTCGACATCGGCGGCCAGCTGTGCGGCGATGATGTCGGCGAAGGGGCGCGCGTTGTTCGGGGTCGGGTTGTTGCCGGTCAGGGTGACGTTGCCCCAGTCGTGTCCGGGGATGACACCCGCGCCGCCGAGACTGGCGATTACCGCCTCCAGCACGGCCACGGTGCGCTGATTGATCTTGCGCACCAGCGTGTTTGCCAGCTGTGTGGTCAGGCGGTCCATCTGGGCGCGGTCGTTGCGCCGGATAGCCTCATCGGACATCCAGAACTTGCCACCCCAGTCCTCGGACTTGGCGACCTCGGGCTGAGTGCGCTCACCCTGCACGATCGTGTACTCATCGGACGGGCCGCGCTGTTCCACATCGTTCTTGGTGTACAGCTCGTTGATGCGGATCACGTCGTAGATGATCGCCCCGGCCGTGGTGCTCGCCCCCGAGGACGAAAACAGTTCCGGGGCAATGAACTTCTGCAGCGTCAGGTCCGAGAGCCGCTTGGTGATCCGGCCGGGCTGCTTATATGCCAGGTCGACCGAGATCTTGTTGTCATTGATGACCGGCGCACCGAGCGGGTACGCGACGGGAGATGTTGCCATGGTGGGTAGCCCTTTCCTAGTAGAGGCTGATCTCGGCGTCGGCGCCATCGGCCGCCGCGGACAGTGCGTAGCCAACGGCGACGCCGCTGGCGAACTTCTTGGCCTTGCCGGCCGTGCCGACCTCGACCTCATCGAATGCGGCGAGCGCGCCGTCGGCGGTCACGTAGGTGACACGCGAATTGCCCCGCGCCACACCAACGATGTCGCCGCTGGCCGCGTCGTACTTGGAGACGCCGCACACCCGGCCCGCCGCGTCAGCGGGGGCCACGGCGATGTTGCCGGTGGCGGTGCGGTTGCCGCTGATCTTGAGGAACCGCTTACCGGTGACGGCAGCTGTGGCGCGGCCGGTGATGTCGCGGCCGGGCTCGTAGACGCCCACGTTCTCGTTGGTCATGATCTATTCCTTCCCTTCCGAACTCGGCGCGGTGGGCGCGGAGTCAAACCAGCTGAGGTCATTGGGCACCGGACCGTCTGCGGGCTGCGTGGAGTGCCCCGTCTCGGCCAAGGGGACCAGGCCGGGTGCCAGCGCGGCCAGTACGGCGGTGTGTCCCTCGCGGTCGGCGGCGAGCGCCTGCAAGTGGTGCTCGCGACGTGCCGGGGCGACCTTGCCGTCGGCGATGGCCTGATCGACCACGCGCTCGTCGCCCTCGCGCAACTGCTGTGCGCGCGCCTCGGCGCCCGCCTGCGCGGCCGCGACGGTGGCCTCGTACTGGGCCCTCTCGACGACCGTCATACCGGCCTTGGCGAGCGCGGCCGTGGCCTGCTCCAGAGTCGGCGCAGCGGGTGGGGTTTCGTCACTTTCCTGGCCGTCGTCGGCACGCTCTTCGAGCGCTTCGGCGGCGGCAGACAAAATGGTCTCGTCGTCGGCGTCGGCATCGATACCGAGCAGCTTGGCGAGGCCCTCATTCAGGGTTGCCACAATGGGCTCCTTTCCTCTGTTGACCTCGCCCTTCTCGGGCCGAGGGGTCTTGTTGTGCACCAGCGGAATTCGTGGCGCAGGCGCGGACTGGCGTCCGGCATAGCGGAACGCCGACAGATCGAACACCGATGCACGCGCGGCGGCGGACTTGGAGTCAGGCTCGGGTAGCTCGACGACACGATCGGCCAAACCGGCCTCGACCGCTTCGTCGGCGAGCAGCCAGGTTTCCTCAGCCATCGCGTCGAGCCAGTCCTCGACGGTGCCCCCTGCCCGGTCGGCGTAGATCTGCGCAATGTTGCTGTTGTGCTGAGCCAGTCGCGCCGCGCTCTTCTCCATATCGCGGGCATCTCCGACACACACCGCCCACGCGTTATGCACCATCATCTGGCTGTTGCGGTTCATCACGATCTCATCGCCCGCCATCGCGATCACCGACGCGATCGACGCCGCAAGGCTGTCGACCACGACGGTCACCGTGGCGGGATGATCACGTAGCGCGTTGAGAATGGCGATGCCGTCGAACACCGACCCGCCGGGACTGTTGATGCGCACCGTGATGGCGTCGTTGTCGATGGCCTTCAGATCGCGGGCGAACTGTTCGGCGGAAATGCCGTACCACGAATCGATTTCGTCATAGATCAGCAACTCAGCGGGACCATCATCGGTCTTGGTGGCGTTGCGGATGCTGTACCACGGGGGCCGCTGGCCCGCCGTGAGATTCTTGGTCACCACAGCGTCGGGTCTCCGTTCCTCGTGGCCGTGCTGGCGCCACCGGGGCGTGCTCGGGTATGGGTGCGCACACGCACCGGCCCTCCGCTATTGCGGGGCGCGTCAGCGGACTCGTCGGCGGGCTCGAATTCGCCCTCGGGCGCGTTGGGGTCGGGCCCAGGCAGGCCAGTAGCCGAGCGGATGAAGGCCTCAAGACGTGGATCGGGCGTCAACAGTCCTGCGTTGACCAGCATTTGCAGCGCCGCGGCGGTAGCGTCCTGACGCGAACCGATCTCATCGAACACCAGCAACGGGACCGGTTCGTCCTCGCCGAAATTGAGGTCGACCAGATCCTCGACGACATGCGCCTGTGCGGTGTTGCGGATGTCTTCGGCGACCGTCTGGACCGACTGCACGAACGTATCGGCCTGCACACTGGCCAGCGCGTACGAGCCGCCCTTACCGTCCAGATTCAGGAAGTGCGCCAACGCAACCAGGGCCATCTGGTGGTCGTGGTACTCGATCGCACGGCGCGGGTCCATCGGGGTGCCCGATGGCGACATGATCCCGGCCTCTTGTCCCTCCGCCAGGGCCAGGCCGGACGACTCGCCACCGCTGTACTTAGAGGCGACATCGAGCAGCGCGTCCATGCGCTCTTCGTCCTGAGAGTCGTTCTCGTTGCCCTTGATCCACGGGACGCCGATGCCGTGGCGGCGTGCGGCGGCGGCCTCGATGCGCATCAGCTCGTCTTTGAGCTTCCAGTGCTTATAGGCAGGCCGCAGCAGGCTGTTGCCGATCCACACACCCGGATCGGGCTCGTACGCATACACGACCAGCCGGTTGATGGGAATGATCGAATCCATTGGCCCGCCAGCTGGTATCGCCACTCCGCTCGATGTCATCGTGAACCCGCTGGAGGGGTGTTGCTCGATCGAGGCCAGACCGCCGTCGCGATCGACGTTCCACTTGGCGATGGTCACCTGGGGACGCGGGGCCAGCTTGCGCAGTACGGCGCGGATGTTGGCGCCCTCGCCTTCGAGACGGTAGACCTGCTCGAACACCGAGTGCCCGTACCGTAACGCCATGAGGGCCTGCTGCAGGTGCTTATCCCAGGAGAACCGGCCACGGGTCCGCGCCTGGGGTTCGTCCTCGTCGGCGGCGCCCTCGATGGGTAGGCCCAGATTGCGGGCGATGAACTCGGTGACCTCATCGCTGGCGCCGTTCTGGCGGATACGCCACGCGGTGCGGCGAATGGGCAGCCCAATTGCCCGCAGCACCGATGAGATTCGGGCGTCCTCGCGGACCATGCGCGTGTAGGTCCACACCGACAGCGGCCAGATCAGGTCGGCGGTCTGCTCGAACTGGTCGATAGGTCCACCCCAGCCGGTCGCGCCGGCCGAGCTGAGCACGTACCCCTGTTCGGTACGCGGGGCGGCGGTCTTCTTCGGTGCCTGCTGATCGGCCATGCTCGCCCCCTTTCTCAGAATGCGGCGCTCATCGCGTCGAAATCGGCGCTATGCCGGTGCGATTGGTGCTCTCGTGCGGCGCCGGTGCGGGCGCTGACGGTCTTTGCGGGCGCCTTGGTTCCGTACTTGCGAAGGGCCCAGTGCGCCATGGACACGTTCATCAGCGGCATGCCTGCGCCGTTGGGTTCCTCGGCCCAGACGAAATCGCCGCCCGGCAGCTCGCGCATGCTGGCGGTGGCCACCTCGTCGTTGAGCACTGTTTGATCGCTGTGCGACAACTTGACGGCATCGGCGTCTGCCAGGAAACCGCTACAGGACTGCGCGATCTCGGACGTGCCGATCATCAGCGGCTCGATACCGGCGGCGATGAGCAGCGGTTCAAGTACCTGCGCGGTGTTCTTACGGTCGATCACCAGCGCCACCGGATTCCACGCGGTGACTTTGGCGACCAGATACTCGGCGATCTCGGAGTGCGTACCGGTGCGCAGCGGTGCCACCTCGACATGGATGTTGCCGTCTTCGGCCATCTGCGCGGCGCTGATTGACCACACCTGACGGTTCCAGGATCGCCGCACCGCGATGGTGCGGGCTCCCGTGAGCTTCGCGTCGGCGTTCGCCATGTCGCTCCAGTTCGGGATCGGCGAGCCAACCTCGTCCTCGTCGGGCGGGTAGTCGCCGATCCCGAGGTAGTCGGCGGTGAAGATCGCCCGCTGTTCGGCGGTGCGGGCCTTGCGCCGTTTGGCTTCGAGCTCGTGCTCATCGCCGACGACACCCAGGGAGGGGTGCGCCAGGCGGTACGCGTCCATATCGCCGAGCTCGGTGCCCTCGGGTACTGCATAGAGGGCGTAGTACAGATCCGGGGACCGCTTGTGCCCCAGGTTGTGCATGCCGGTGAGGATCTGGCAGTTGGGGTGTACCGAGGCCACCGGAGGTGTTGAGACGTACCAGATCTGCGGCCCGGTGGCCTTGGTCGAGGCGCGGGTCGCGCCGGTCAAGCTCGCTTCGGCTTGCGCGGTGAGGTCGTAGGCCTCGTCGAGTATCAGCAGATCCACTTCGGTCAGACCGCGACCGAACTTGGCGGTGCGCGGCCCGAACTTGGCCTCGCCGTTGCCGAGCTTGATCAGCCCGCGGTTGCCCGCCGAAGTCGGCTCGGAGCGTAGGCGTTTCTTGAGAGACGGGATGCGGTCGATGACATCGACGCAGCGGCCGAATACGTCCTTGGCCGTCTCCCATTCCTGGGCGGTGTAAGCGATTTTCTCCCCGAGCACCAGCATCCCGAAGATGATGCGTAGCACCACGATCAGGGTCTTGCCGTTCTGACGTGGGCACTCAATGCACACGTCGCGGTGCGTCCAGACGCGATCGCCCCACTCGTTGGGCTCCTGTAGCGAGAGCACCGCGCGTAAGGTGAGCCACTGCCAGGGCATGCAGCGCACGCCAATTCGCGATCCCAAGCGCGCCGCCCGGTCGCCCCATGATTCATCGCCGGGGTGTCGGGACTCGAATCGTGGTGTCTGACTGCCCTTCAGGCGTGGCCACAAGCCGATGAACTCTGGCCACTCACGCGGTGCCAGGTCAGATACCGGCGAGCACGTCGTCGTCATCGGGATCATCCGGCAGTGCGGCGCGCTGGCGATAGACCTCGGTGATCAGCTTGCGCATCTGCTCGGCCTGCTGGCGCTGCTGCACCAGCACGTTGTTCACCACCACTTCGACGGTCTTGGCGCCGATCTTGAGCTGTAGCCAGGCCTCGCGGTCGCCGTCCAGTAGAGCGTTGAGCCGGGCGAGGTAGTCGGCGGCGTATCCGGCCTGCTCGATGATGAGCCGCAAGGGGTAGGGGTCGTCGGGTTGTGACAACTCTTCGATGAGTCGCTGGCCGACTGTCTTCTCGGAGGCCGGTTGCCGACGCGTTGCCCGCTTAGCTGGAGTCTTTGCTGAGTTAGCGGTGGCCCTTGCCGGTTTCGTGGCTGCTGTCATCGCTCGCCGCGTTCAAAAAAAACCTGACGGGAGCCTCCGGGGGTCAGGAAGGCCGCCCACCCGGATAATTTCAGGGGGAGGGGCTTTGACCTGCGGTTATGGCACTTTCGGGCGTGTGCATCGGTGCTGGTCAAGGGCTTTTCAGCCCATCGGCTGGCGATCACCACGACATCACACCTCCGTCGTGTTTGCTGGCAGGGTCGGGATGTTTGCTGTCGCGTGCTGCGGTTTACTCGACAAAGATCCGGAATACGCCCGCGTCGGTTTCAAGATCCAACTAGCATCCGTGCATGTCTAAGCAATCCGTATGGAGCATCGACGTCTGCCGGGACCGGGTAAAACGGGCAGGCGAGATTCGCGAAGAGATCGGGCGAGTGTGGGCGGACCACATGACTGCCGGTGAACAGCCACGACAGTTTGAGCTTGCTCGTGGCGAGGTCGATGGTCAGTGGACTCTGGAACTTCACACTCTGGAGCCAATGCCAATTCGCTTAAGCACCCTCTTTGGTGAGTGGCTGTACTTGCTACGCTCCGCGCTCGATGGTGTCGCGCATTATGCCGCCGTCCGAGACAGTCAGCAGGACTCTCCACCGAATGAGAGTCAGATCTACTTTCCGATCAAAGAAACAGCAGGCAAGTTTGATAACGACACCCACCGAGACAAGTTGCGGGCGTTGTCAAATGACACATTCGACTGGCTGCGAGGACTCCAGCCGTTCAACTCAACGGCGGGTCCCAAATCGAATCTGCTTTGGTGGATCAACGAACTCGCTCTATCGGATCGCCACCGGCGAGGTCACGTCCTGGCAATGCACGTGATTCCGGGTCCGGTTGGGATGAATCCGCCACTACAACTGGGCAAGTTTCACCTTCAAGCGGACAAGCCTATGTCTCTTGAAGATTCCGGCCCCATATCAATCCTTGATCTTCAGGCGCCAGTTGGTTTTGGCAAGCTGCAGGTAATGCAGCACATGGACATCCGCCATGTGCTAGGGAGCATCGTCGACGTGACTGGCTGGCGGGCAGAGGCAACGCCCCCGATGAACTCGTATGATCTCGGTGATCGAATGCATCTTTGCGAGAAACACGTGCTTACCGACGTCATCGAAGCGCTGGTGAACTGAACTGCAACCCAATTACAGCTTTGTCCTGCTGAGCGTCACCAGTCCATCGCCAGGTTGTCGGCAGTGATGACGGGCGCGGCGGTGATGCCCAATCCGGCAAGGGCGACGGACCACTGCGACGGATGAACGTCGAGCACCACGGGCCGGTGGGCGTCGTGCCTGCCGTCTTGGCGCTGGCTGTTGCAGATGCCGTGCAGTAGGCGATCGGCGCGTTGTCCGCCGAATGCGCGAGCTTGGCTATGGTCTGCGGCCAGTTGCTTGCGGTCCCAGTTGCGCTCCAGCAAGGGCGCTTTGAACATCGGTAGGCCACACCACCAGCACAGTGTGCCGTCTACGTGACGGCGCAACAGCCCTTCGGCTTGCTGTTGGTGTTTCCAGCCCAGACCGCGATCGGTGGTGCTGGCCTTACGGCCGGGCCTCGGCATGTGCGGTGTCCGGCTCGGCCTCGGCGCGCGCTGACGGTGCCGTAGGTGCTGGCGCGACCTTGACGGGTGCGACGGATGGCTCGCTGCCGTCCTGCTCCACATCCAGCGTCCAGCCGTTGGTGCGGGTAGTGATGGTCATTGTGGTGTTCCCGATGGGCTGGCCCAGCTCGGCCAGCGTGCCCGCCTGCGCGAGAGTGACCATCACGGCCAGACCCCAACCCTGCCCGCCGGATTGGCGCTTAAGGTCGGGGATATCCGGCGGCGTGGAACGCCATTTACCCGGGTCGGTGTCCATGAGGACCTTGCCGTCGACGGTGATCTTGATATTGCTCATTGGGCTAGGAACTTTCGTAGTTGGCGGGCATCGATCGTCACGTCATCGGGCTTGCCGACCGTGAGCACCAGCAGGGGATTGGTGCGCTGATGGTCGGCGCGGTCGTACAGCGTGACGATGCGGGTGCCGTCCGGGGCTTCTGCTGCGTCCTGGCGCAGCTGCGCTGCCTCAGCTTTCGTCATCACATCGAACTCGGCGTCGATCGCAGATGCGAGAGCCTCGGCCCATAGTCTCGCGGCTTGACCGATCATTTCCTGAGCCTGATCATCGGGCATGCCAATGGCACGGAACCCAGGAATAGAGATCACCCGAGCAGGGCTGTTGTCGTCGCCCGGATGCTGCAAAGCGCCGGTTGCAAATGTGCGGGTGAGAAGGTCTGTCAAGAGTTGAGTCATGGTGACGCCTCCCCGGGGATCTGGTGTAGATACGACGAACCCCCGATAGCGAATGCTTCGCGTTTCGGGGGCTAGTCAGAGAGGGACTGCTGTGCTGATCGGAAGGGAACGCATGCGCTCGATGACCGGCGAGACGCGCTGAATGCGCCTACTTTGGTTGCTCGTCGTCTAGCTTTTTTGCAGTATCTAGATCTGGAATTCTTACCTGGACGCCCGCGACGCCCGTGATCTCTTGTATCGATTCTTCGAAGGTCTCAACCAATGAGTACAGCAGGTTGAGACGTTCGGGCAGCGCACTTCCGATAACAACCATGACGTCCTTGTGTGCGCGATACAACTTCGTCCACGACAGCGTGGCGTCCAGCGTAGGGTGTTGCCGTCGAACGTCATTGAGGATTTGCAACCAGAGTTCACGAACGATACTCGGTCTCACGTCGCTGGGCAGGTCCTCGTATTTGATGAATCCCTGCTGCTCCTGGCGAGTGTGTTTTTTGGTGAACCTTGCCTGGCGGATGTTGTGGGCGTTGACTTCTGCTTGCGAGGACTTGGCGTCGGGTTCATTCAGGTAGGCAAGATGACGGTTCAGACTCTCCGCTTCGCTGGCGAGGTCGTGTTCGGTGAGCTGATCACTTATGTGACTGTTTCCGTTGATGTTTCGGTGAGTTTTCACCCATTTGTCCAGTCGTAGCGCAGCCGCGTGCGGGTCTTCCAACCCGATTGGCAACCTTGACTGCACTTCGTTTTGGTCTTTCCATGTCCAGGGACGTGCGACCTTGTGGTACCAGTCGTAGATCAACGGTCCCCATTCTTCGTCCCGAAGAGGGTCGACTGGTTGCCCATCGCGGGTGATCGGCACTCGGTCCTCAAAGTCTTGGATTACCGCGAGCTCGGTTAGTTTTTGTACCGCCGACTGGATCTGCCTGCACGCATCGACGGTCGATTCACGATCGCCCAGGTCGACAAGCCTGGCTGCTTGTTCGGCCAGGGTTGCGGCGGCCTGGGCCACCGCAAGCCGCGCCAGGACTCGTATCGGATACTTTGCATCGGCAGGGCCGGGAGGCAGGTGCTCGGACCGGAAGTTCCTTCGCATACCGATAAGCATTCCAGAAGATCGGTTGTGTTGAACGAGAAGAACAGCATTAACCCAGACAAGGACCCTGCACTTGCCGAAGAATCAATGGCTGGACCCAGAACGATGAAAACCCCAGCTAGGCCGGGGTTTTCATGCAGTGGACATAGTTATCCCACCGACATGTTGAGACTCATTTTGCCATACGCGCAGGTCAAGCCGGGCTATCTGCCCTCGCGTGTCTCCGTGAGCCTCGGTCGTCAGATGGTTCAGATCGTCAGAGAAGGGTGAGACTTGCGGAACAGCCGCAGCGCAGTGGTGATGGGAATGTACGAGCTTCGGCAGGCTCCCGGCGTGCCCGGTTCGTTGTGTTCCTCGCTGCCGGTGACGTTGATGCCCAAGGCTCCGTAGCGGTTGTAGACGGCTCCGCCGCTGTCGCCGTGGTGCGAGCAATAGGAGGTGCGGGTGACCGACGTTTTCCACGGGTATCCGTCTTCGATGATCGTTGCATCGGTCTCGGTTACCGTTCCACAGTTCGTCTTCTCGTGCTGGTAGCCGGCGAGACACACCGAATCGCCAACATCGGCCGTGGTGGCGTTGCTTGGGAGGTCATTCCACCCGTCGCCGTGCAGCTTTTCCCCTGGGTACATCTCGACTAGTGATACGTCGGTGTACCAGCCGTTACCGGCAATGGCATGGCTGCGCTCGTAACCGACTGGCGTGCTGTGGTCACTGGGTGAGTAGATGTCCATGCCTGCGTCGTTCTCATCGACGTAATGGCTGCCGTCGTCATCGCGGAAGCAGTGGCCTGCGGTGATGAAGTACCGCTTGCCTGCGCTGTCCCAGGCCGGAAACCCGACGCTGCATGAGGACCAAGAGTGGTCCGCGTACACGTCGAACCGCATCCCCGGCCATGCCCAATAGGCGTCGGTGTCGGCACGTGCATGTGGCGGTGCAACCAATGCAGTGGCGGTTAGCAAGATGATCTGGATCCAGGTAATAGACCCCCCGTATTTTTTCATGGCACGAGCCTAAACGCGACGGCAGGCAAATTTGCCCAACGACACGACAGGCGCGCCGACCTTAGTAAATTACAGCGCTGTAATTTGCTGCTCAATTCAGCGGCGTTTCGTTGCTATGCCCGTGCCTGCGAGCTGGGACGCCAGGTAGTGCGAGCAGCCATCAGCGCCGCAGCCAGAGCTGGAACGTCCTGCATGGGCAGTACGGGCGGTGTATTGGCAATGGCCACCTCGTCGCCACGCGGCGAGATCCGCACTTCGCCCTCGGCCCATGGACGCGCGGTGATCGGCACCGGCACGTAGCGACGGCCAGCGCTATCGGTCTCGACCTCGGGCAGTGCGATCATCGCATGCCCCTTGGTCTTTAGAGCGTCGGGCAGTATCGAGGCGATGATGTCGGCGACCTGAGCCTGCGTGTACACGATGGTCTCGGTGTGACCTTCGGCGCCGATGGTCACACCTCGAGTCATCCCGAACAGGTTCGGGATGTTCTCGATGACCTCACGAATGGCCTTACGGGCGTCCATTCGCCAGTTCTACGCCGAGAGTCCGACATGACGGCTAGATCGCGGTCAGGATATGGAGATCTGGCGAACACGGTCCGACCCGCCGACCGAGACGTGGTGTCCCATGGTCGATGTTGCTCCAAGATCGCGGTACCGCGCGAGGGTCTTCATGCTGTGTCTACCAGCGGAGATGCAAGCCCGTGCTGAAGTGGCTAACTCTTTAGCTGGGGTTTTCTCGACATGGCAACCATATGTGTGTAATGATCTGCCCAGGGGCGCGTTCAGCGTCGGCTGAAAGGGGCGGTTGTATTCATGGTCATGAAGGAGCGTTGGACGATGCCAGCGGGTTTGCGGCGAGCCTCGGCGCTGGTGGCAATTGTCGCTTTGGCTGTCGGTGGAGCGAAGGTTGTCGATGACCACACGCTTCCCGGTAGCGGATTCTCGGCGGTCGCGACCGTAGCCGCCGATCCAACAGGGCCAGGCGGACCTACCGGCGGGCCGGGCATGGACGGGGGCCAGCAGTTCCAGCCGCCGCAAATGCCCAGCTCAATGCCCGATTACCAGGGCGGCAGCAATCAGCCGCCGATGGATCAGAACTCTGGAATCTCAATCTACAACACGGGATCGCCTGGCGCGCAACAGGTTCCAGGGCAGCAAGCCGGGCAGCAGCCGCAGCAGGCGCAACAGCCCGCTCATGGCACGCAGATCCCGGACTACCAGAACGCGACGCCGTACACGCAAGGGCCGGGCAAGGCGAATCCTGATTATCAGGCGCCGCAACAGAATTCGCCACAACAGCCTCAACAGGGCCAGCAGCCGCAACAGCAGCAGCCGAGTCAGGCGCCGACGCAGACTCAGCAGCCGCAGAATAAGCAGGACCAAGACACTCAGCAGTTGGATCAGAAGCAGCAGAAGTGCCAAGCCGCCATGTTGCAAATGGGCAACACCCCAGCCGCAGCGTTGGTGAGCGTCGGCGGAACTGTGGCCGGTGGCGGCGGCCGTAGCCCTGCTTGGTTCGATCCCTGGCTGGACCCGACACCCACGCCGTCGCCGTGTGACGGTGCCTGCCCGCCGAACACTACGGAGAAACCGAGCCTGGAGCAGAGGATCGAGGATCTGGAAAAGGCCAACAGGGCGAAAGACGAGAAGATCGCCGAGCAGGACAAAAAGATTGAACAGCTGGAGCAACAGCAGCATGAACAAAATCAGTGCACGACCGGTGAAAAGATGAACATCGGTATGGGAATTGTGGGTGGTCTGTTAGTCGCGGCTGGGGGACTAATATCGTTGACTGGGGCGGGTGCGGCCATCGGGGTGCCTGCGGTGGCGACGGGCCTGACAATCCTCGGTGGTGGAGTCGTCACTACTGGCGCTGTGATCAACGGAATCGATTGCGCGAATAGGTAATAGGCGTATTGGAAGGACGGATGAGAACAATGAGGTCGAACCCGAGACTTGTGATCGCCTTAATAGCGGTGGGGTCTATTCTTTTGATAGCTGGATCGATCATCGGGGCAGTTTCGCAGGCGGGTCTTTATCTCGTGCTCGCCGAGGGAGTCGTCGGTATCTACGGTTTGGGGTACGTGGTCTACCTGTACCGGAAGCTGGGCAGGTCGGGACATAGTGGCGATTAAGCTGGCTTGTGCGGTATTAGCTGTAGCCGCTGCAACCGCGGCATGCAACGGGGCGGATTCGCCCGCCGTGACCCCTAAAGCCACTCCGCAGCAAGCATTCGATCAAATCCCCGGCCAGTTTCCGGAGCAGGCGCCTGGGATACCGGGTGCTTCTATTGCGCCGGTGGGTGCGTGTGTGAGTTTGGATGGGCCTAGTACGGCGGCGAAGCTAAAGGTGGTGGATTGTGGTTCGCCGTCCAACGGTTACAAGGTGATTCAGCGTGTTCCGACGCCTGCCGAGTGCCCAGCAGATGTGGATCACAAGTTCTATATGTATCCAGATGAAGGTGAGTTCACGGCTTGTCTGGATTACGCGTGGAGCGCGAACGACTGTCTGAGCATCGGGAAAGTGACAGCGGTTCGTGCGGCCTGTGATGACGCGTCGAAGCCAAAACGTGAGAAGCCGCTGAACCTTGTCTTGAACACGACGACGAACGCTGATTGTCCGACCGGTGGTTTTCCGCACCCGGTGCGCCGGTTCACGGTGTGCACGGAGACGCAGAAGTAGCCTGTCATGTGTGGCTGATGGTGTAGCTCCACGTCGGTGGACCGCTGACGAGCTGGCTGTGGCGCTGGATCGGTCACTATCGTGCGCCGAGGCCGGAGCGAGGTTGGGCCGCACCCGGCTACAGGTGGAGAAGGCCCGAAAGCGGTACCGGGGCCGCGATATTGAGCAGCTGCTCGCCCAGAAACGTGGTCGTGCTGTCGAGCTAGAGCGGGTGGCCGAGACCGACATCGCCTGCTATGGGTCATGGACACCTCAGGAGATCGCGATCGCACTGGATCGGTCGATATCTCGCGCCGAAGCTGCTCGCCGGTTGGGACGTTCCTTCAGGGCGATCAAGCACATTCGAGACCTGCAGCGCCAAAAGGCCTTGGGTTTGATCCCGGCGCGCGAGTCGCGAGCGGAGCCGATACAGCAGCGCCTCTGGACTGAGGATGAGATCGCTGTCCTGACCGATGAGTCCCGCACACCCACGGAGATTGCCGCCGAGTTGGGACGTTCGATCAATTCGGTCACTGTGGCTCGCGCACGGTGGCTGGGGCGCCTGCAGGGCAAGGTCCCTGAACATCTGCACGGAACCAACACGGGCGTGAGCCGATACGGATGCCTATGTCCGCGCTGCCGGGACGCGGCCGAGGCCGAACGGTTACGACGCCAAGAGGCCACCCGGCACACGGCGGTCAACTACAAGGAACCCTGGACCGACCACGATATCGAGATCGCGCTAGATCGCAACCTGACCGTCATTGAAGCCGCCCAACGCTTGGGGCGAACCCATAGCTCGGTGCGCGCGCTGCGATACAAGTACCGCGACGCCTGATTGCCGTTGGGCACGAGGTCACCGACGTACGCGTTGAGGAACTTTGTCGCGTGGTGGCCGTGCCATGTGCTGGTTGTACTTCGGGGATCTGAAATGGCGCGCTTAGTGCACGAAAGGCCCAGATAGGACCGATTTTTCCAGTTGGTTTACGGCCGTGCGGCTCGGGGTCTGTTCAGCCCGGATGGCAACGCGACACGCCGACGATCAGCGGAAACGTTCGGCCCCCACAAGATCGGATATTGGCCGTAGAGTCTTTCGCGAGGTGCCTCGCTTGAGCTTCCAGGGGCGGCAATGCCGCGAAATTCCTGGTTGAGAAGGGGGGTGATGCATGACGACGCCGAATAGAAAACGCGACGGCTGGACGGAGTACGTGGCTTCGTTCGTTGTCCAGCTCGCCGCGCGTATCGTCGCCGAGATTGCATTCCACCTCTGGCGCTAGTGCGCCAGCCCAAGGGCCGGGCCGGTTTCCATTGGCGGATGGACTCCGGCACCGGTCCTTGTGGATATTCACACTGACTGGATATCCACAGATTGACGAGTACTCATCAACCGGACCCACTGTAGCGCGGTACATGTACCAATGTTTGTATTAATACATGCCGTGTACGCAACAGTCCGTGCACTTTACATACGACCGTGTACTAATCCGCACATGTATCCATCACTACACAGCGGCGACCGCCGCGGGGCTACTTAGATAGCAGACCTGCGGATCGGTCGATATCGAAGCATTGCTTGCCCTCTTCCCTCGGGTTTAACAGCGGAGATACGCGGGACAGGCGTCCCGACCCCCTACCTGTGGCCCCTGGCGTTGCGGGGCCTGTCCGCTCGCACCGCGCGCACATCGCCAATGCGAACCATCTGGTGCCCCTCGGCGTCCCGGCCACGCACCGGCACCCACCCGCGTCTGATCCAGCGCTCGATGGTCGACTGTGGCACGTGCTCGTCGAGGCGGGGGAGTATCACGTCGACGAGCTCGCGCACGGTCGCGTTGCGGTCGTCGAGCTCACCGAGGTTGTGTGCCAGCACGTCGGCCACCGAATGCGCGGTGTCGCACTGGGGGCACACAATTGAGCCGCTGTGGTTCGGCGCCATGAGTGCGTACCCGCACCGGGTTGAGTTGTCGCCCTTGCGGCCCCGCTCAGCAAGCACCTCGTCGGGTGCCGGGTCGGTGATGCATGGCCCGATGATCATGGGTTCGGGTGGGCGGTTCACCACGCGTGTGATTGACCGGTACACCTGCTCGATCTCGTCGCAGATCTCGGCGCCGTTCTCCTGCAACGCGATGTTGGACGCGTGCCGGTGCAGCCACTTGGCCATGCGCGCCGTTGTGGCGACCGAGTGCGCCTCGTCGCCGCGCCTTCCGGCGTAGGTCACGCGCCAGTTTTCCGCGGAAAACTGGTCGAGTGCGCGCGTCTCCGGGGCGCCGTCGCAGTCGTCGCACAGTGGCCCGGCCGCCGAGGTGGGCAGCGTGACGAAGCACCGTCGACACGAGCCCGCCCGGGCCGGCGGTGCCGAATCGAGGCTGAACCGATCTGCCGGCCGCCATGCATCCGAGTCGACGACTATCGGCAGCGGCCTTGGACTTGTGCGGAACTCGGGCACCTCCAGCCCGCGCGTCTCGCACATGTCGCGGATGGTCGTCGACAGCGCGTTGCGGATTCGGTCGAGCTCATCACTGGCACGTCCATTGACCCGGCCGAGTGCCAGGGCATGCCACAACGCCGCTTGATGCCGGTCCCGGTGGTCCCTGGCGGTCGGGGTGGTGTCCTTGTCGCGGGGGAACGGCTCGACGTGGCTCACGAGCGCGTCATCGCCGTGCAGCACGTCGCGGCGTTCTCCCTTACGCGCGCCGTCGCCCAGGTTCGCCTGCCCAACAGCGGTTTCGGTGAGTCGGTCGATCCACCACGGCAGATCAGCCAGGCGCTTGCGCAGCTCCGCGATGCAGGCCTTGCACACGAACAGATCGGTTGCGCGTTCGCACCGCTTGCACTTGGTCAACGGTTGAATCCCCTTACCATTTCGTCGAATTGGACATCAGTTGCCGAACCGCTCATCGCGCACCACCGGCCGCAAACGCGCCGAATGCCTCTGGACCCTCGTCGAATCGGCACCAGGTCTCGTAGCCATCGGTGAGCCGCTTCTCGATGCGCCACTCGCCGTCGCGCTTGCAGATCCGCCAGGGCGCGGGTGGACGGTTCGGCTTGAGCGGGATATCGAGTTTCAGGTCGAAGGGATTGCGAAAGGCGAACACCGAATCGAGGGTGTAGGCCGACGGCTTGCGCGGCTCGTCGTGCAGCTGGCCGTCGTAGAGGTACCCCTCGATCAGCGTGCCGTCGGTGAGCTGGATGGCCACGCGCCCGCCCTCTTCCAGCCCGGGGCAGGTAAACCACTCGGGGTCCGTTTTCTGGGTCATCGTGTCTCCGTTCGCATATCGATTCCTGGGGCTGTGGTCGCCGCTGGCGGGTTTTCGGGCCGTTCGGGACTATCCGGTCGCGGCGGGGGGATTTTCGAGCGCTGCGCGGGCTCTGGCGAGTCCGGCCCTGGCGGTGGCCGAGCGGTCGACGTGATCGCAGACGGAGAGGCCGTTGTAGCCGTCCTGGTCGCACAGGCGGCACGCGGCGATGGCCTGGTGCTTGGCATCTCGCTCGCCCCGGTGTTGTGCGCGCTGCTCGGCGGCGGCGAGAGCCGCGTCGTCTGCGGCCCACTGGGAGTACTGCCCCCGGTAGCGCTGGCAGGCGCGGCACGGGTCCTCGGTGCCGCCAGGATGCTTGGGGCAGAACTCGGGGGGCGGCGCGCAGCGCTCCCCAACTTGAGTACTTACCAAGGTGAGTTCCCCTACCCCTACCCCTACCCTTACCCTTTCCCTAGAGGGTTCGGGCACGGTGCCGTCAGGGTTCACGGTTCCGGCAGGGTTCTCGCACCCTTCGGGCACGGTGCCGTCAGGGTTCTCGCACGGTTCCGTCACGGTGTCATCGGGGTCGGGGTCAGACGGGTCAATCTCATTGGCGACCTTGGTCGCCTCGGGCTTGCGCAGGCGACGTAGTTCGACCGCCAGCTCATGGCGCAGCTTGGGCGAGGCCACCATGACGGCGCATTTCAAGGCGCTCTTGAGGTACTGCGGATACCGCGTGACCTCGGTGGTACGCATGTAGGCGCGCACGAACAGTTCGTCAGTGTCCTCGTCGTAGAACACGAACCGTTCACGCTCCAGCTCGTCGAGGTCGGCCTGTAGGTCTTCGACGGACATCTCGTTGCACCCCTTGGCCCACTTGGTGATTTGAAGTGGTTGCATCCCGGCGCGGTCCAGATCCTTCTGACTGAGCAGCTGCGCATAGGTGCATTGCGCGGTGCGTGTGAGCGCTCGGAAATGGCCGTCGCGCCAGATTGATTCCTTGAGCATTCCGGCCGAGTTAGCCACGTTGTTCCTCTCTCTGATTCGCGTGCATGTATTCAGACTGCGGCACGTTCTGCACCCCCCTCACACCCCAAAATCTCGGGGCCGAACATCGGGTCCATCTGTGCCTCAAGAGCCGCCGTGCGTGCCCGCTGGCGCGTCTGTGCGTGGTGCTCTAGGTCGTAGTGCAGGTGGCAGCCCTGGCACATGGCGCGCAGGTTCTCGTCGCGGCAGTCCTCGGGGGTGTGGTTCAGGTGCGCCACGGTGAGCACCACGCGGCTGCCGGTGCCGTATGCGGGCTGTCCGTTGACGTTCGTGCAGCGGTCGAGGTGTGTACCCCGCAGGCACTCGCCCTCGCACTCACAGCGGCCTTGGGCGCGCTCGAAACGGATGCGGCGCGAAATCTCGGGCCAGTCCTTGGGGTAGCGGTCGCGGTTCTCGGGGCGGATGGGCATCAGACCGCCTCCCATAACGTCCGCTGCACGCTGTGCCGTGTCGTGTCGACGCGTGGGCGCCCCTGATACGCCTTGGTGCTCTCGGGGGTGCGGGCCATCACGCACTCACTTTCGAGCCGAGCTCGATCGTCAGCCAGGTATGGGCGAGCTGGATCTCGCTGCTGGTCATCGGTCGTGCCCAGCGCGGGTTGAGCATCGCCGCGATGGAATTCATGCCAAGCTCGCACTCATGGCACACGCAATCGCGGTGGTTGCGCACGATGCAGTAGCGCCCGCACCTGTCGCAAAACGCGTGCTTCATGCGCCCGCCTCGAAATCGAGCGGGGCGGCCTGCAGGCGGGAGCGCAGCGACAGGTCTAGGTAGTCGCGATTGAGTTCGATGCCGATGTACTTGCGGCCGAGGCGTTGGGCGACCATTCCTGTTGTACCGGAACCACTGAACGGGTCGAGCACGGTGCCACCGGGTTTGCATCCAGCGGCGATGCAACGGTGTGCCAGCTTGGAGGCCATGACGGCGAAATGGGCGCCAGAGAACGGTTGGGTCGGAATCGTCCACACGTCGCCAGGGTTCCGGCCACCCTTGTTGGCCCAAGTGTGTTGGTTCCCAGTGGCACCCATATTCGACTGGTTATTCCATGCTGTCGGACGCGACTCGGGTGGAACCCACGGGGTGGTGACGCTGTTGGCCTTGTTGGTGTTACCCGATCGTGAGCGCCGGGAAGCATCACGGTCGCCCTGGTATTGCTCCCTGACCGCATCGAGGTCGAACCAGTAGCGGCGGGATTTCGTTAGCATGAACACGTACTCGTGCTTGCTCGAAAAGCGGTCATTGACACTCTCGGGCATGGGATTCGGCTTGTTCCAAATGTTGTCGTTACGCAGGTACCAGCCGTCATCGCGCAGCGCGAATGCGACGCTCCACGGGATGCCGAGCAGGTCTTTGGGTTTCGCCCATGACTGTCCGGGCCGGTCCACGGGCCGGACCCAGCCGCGCCTTGCGATGTTCTTTCGGTCGTCGGCGTTCGGGCCCGGGTTGCCCCGGCCGCTGTAGTAGCTGTCACCAAGGTTGAGCCAGAGTGTTCCGTCGTCGGCGAGCACGCGGCGCAGCTCGGCGAACAGCGCGCGCATATTCTCGACGTACTGGGCTGGCGAGTCCTCCAGCCCATACTGGCCGGGCTCGCCGTAGTCGCGAAGGCCGAAGTAGGGCGGGCTGGTGACGATGCAATCGGCCCCGCCGGCGGGCAGTGCCTTGGCCACGTCGAGGGCGTCGCCGTGGTGCAGGCTGACCGATTCATCTTGGTAGTAGGGCGTGATCATGCGCTGACTCCGAACAGCTCCAGTTGTCCGACCGGCTCGTCCTCGGCGGTGAACCCGAGTGCGCGGTCGAGCAAGTCGTCGGTCCAGTCCTGGCAGCGCCAGAACTCGGCCTTGGCGTCGGCTTCCTGCTGCTCGGTTGGCGGGCAAATGCGATCGCCCATGTACGCGTACCCGCACGGTTCGCTCCCGCAGTGGCAGAACTGGTGGCGACGTAGGTTGTTGCGCTGTGCGGCGGTGGCGCACCCGCGCATCTCGGCGACAAGCTCGACCGGCAGGGAGCGCGCGAACTTGTTCAGCTGCGCAGCGGTCACGGTAACGACGGGGACGCCCCTCGATACGATCTTGCCCTGCCCGCACTCAAAGCCCTTGAGGTGAGACGGATATCCGTCGGTAGGCAGGCGGGTACCGCCGTAGCAGGATTGCATCAAACGGGTGACACCTGCGGAACCGATGAGGCAGTCGCGCATTTCCCACCCGCCGACCATCCGCAATAGCCAGCGTTGATCTTCGGTAAGCATCATGCGGTGGCCTTGGCTTTCTCGCGTTCCTCGCGGGCCAGCTCATACAGCAGCGCTGATGGCTGAAAACCGTTACGCCGTAGCTGCTCCGACATGGAGTTGTAGGTGATGCCCATTTCCCGCGCAGCCGCATGGTCGGGTACGCCGATGTACACGTATTCGGACCATTTGAGTACGAACGGTTTTCCGGTCTCGGGAGGCAGTTCGGGGTCCATCCACATCACGTAGTCGCGGGTGGATGGGGCACAGGTTTGTTGGCCGCGAAGGATCTGGCGCAGAGTAGTGACGAGCTTTCCCGGGTGACCGTTGGCGGCCGCGATGGCGTTGACGGTCCAGCCGATCGCCTGCAACTTCTCCAGGTGCTCGCGCACGGGGGTGGCGTCGATGTAGCGACGGGAGATGGAGGGGGCGGTCATAGGGTCACATCCGCGTAGAAGTCGCGCAGCTTCACGAATGCTTTGGCGGTGGCCTCGGCGTCGCCGAGGGCCGAATGTGGGCAACGGTTCTCGACCTTGAGGGCGGCGAGTACGTCGGCCAGTCCCGGCAGCTCGGACGGGTCGCGCCCGAGTGCTGGGGCCGCGTAGGCGGCGAGGTCTGCCAGGCGGTGATGCCAAGGTGGCGGGCCACCGACCTCGCGGAGGACAATCGACGAATCGAATGTCGGGTTCGATCCGGCGAAAGTGTTGTCGCGCAGCATTGCCCCGAGTGCTTGCCACATATCGTCGGTCTCGTCGGGATTGAGCATTACGTCATACACACCGCGTTCGAAATAGCGGTTGATGGCGAAGGCCTGGGGCTCGATCGAGACCTTGGACAGGTCGATGTACGGCACGAATTCGAGTGTTTCTCCGGTGTCGACGTTGATGGCCGCAACCTCGATCGGCGCGCACTGCGGGCCGAGGCCGGTTGTTTCCAGGTCTACGACGATGAGGTTGCGGGACATCAGGTCTCCTCTACTTGGTTAGTGGGGCTACTTGCCGAGGTTGGCGGCGTAGACGGGTACGCCGAGGGCTTCGGACAGCTCGCCGGTCTTCTGCGTCCAGGCATCGCGCACCAAGTGCTCATACGGCTTGGGGAACAACCCCAGGAACAGCTGCCCCTGGCTCACGCGCAGGCGCAGCCAGCACGTCACCTCGATCAGCGGGTAGTCCTCGAACGGCCGCGCAGCGAGCGTGATCTCTCGCGGTACTTCAAGTGGCCTGGTGGCGGTGCCCGCCGATGCGGTGACTTCCTCGCTGTAGGTGAGGTGCTGACTTCCGGTGTCGCGCTTGATCTGAGACTTGAATGACCCATTGCTGGATGACTGGATGCTGTCGACGATTTCAACGACCTCGGCGGCCGGATGGCTGGTGATCAGGTGTCCGGCCTGCTCGATTAGATCGCCAAACTTCTCCTGGCCGTGGTACTCGCCGTCAGCGGCCTTAAATAGGGTGGCCCAGTCCGGGTCCGCGACGAACTGAAGAGTGAGCAGATCGTTTCGGCGGGTGTAGTCCGCCGTCGCGTCCGTCCCGAGTTCGTTGTAGATCACGCTGACCTGTCCCTTGTCGCGGTTCCCCCAGACGGTCGAGAGGCCCTGGAGCAGTGGCCGGCGGGTGACCTCGGCAAGGAATGAGGCCGTGTCGGTGACGGTTCGGCGCTCAGGTGCGCGCGGCGGGAATGCGGCGGGTACCTTGCCCCGTACGTCGACCACCTCGATATGGAGGCCGTTCTCGCCGTTGGCGGTGACGAGGTACAGCGGGGCGTCGGCGTCGGGCTCGTCGATCAGATCGGCGTCGTGCTTTGGTAGCGCAATGGTGTTGTCGGACATGGGTGTTACTCCTTCGGGTGGGTTGGGTTATCTGAGGCCGTAGTGCATGCTGGCGTTGTCGCGGGATAGGCCGCCCTCGCCGTCGGCGAAGAAAATCGTTCCGGCCGGGTCCTTGGCGGGACTGCTCACGACATCGGGAATCAGACTTACCGCACCGGATTCCAGTGGCTCGACCTTGAGCTTGATCGTCACGCTGCCGTTCTTCTTGCCCGTGGCCAGCGCCGCCTCGACGACCTCGTGCAGCGCCTTAGTCGCTTCGACCTGCGTGCGGCCCTTGTTGAGCTGAGTGAATACGACGATGAACTCGGTGATGTCGCCGGGCGCGAGTTCGGTGCCTTCCTCTTTCTTCTCGGTGTCGTTGTCGGACATGTTTATTCATTCCCTTCTGTTGTGGTGGGTTGGTTCAGAACGTCGGTCACTACCTCGGCCTCGGCTTCGGAGAGGTCGTTGATATCGGCGATTTCGCGGCCGACGACAGTGGCCAGATAGGTGAGCGTTTTGACGGTGGCCGCATCGCCGCGCAGGGAATAGCCCGCGTTGCCGAGCAGGCCGCGGATGGTGCCGATGGTCTTTTTGGTGGCCAGAAACTCACCGCGCGAGTTGTATTCAGCGGGGTTGGCCTCGGGTGCTTCCTCGACCTTCTCGGGGGCTGGTGCCTGCTCGGGAGCTGGTGTCGCTTCGGCCTTCGGTTTGTCCGGGGCCTTGGCCTTGATCTCGTCGGTTGTCACTCCCGCGAGCGGCGGGAACATCTCGGCTTTGTCGTAGCCGTCGCGGGTGATCGAGGTGTAGGTGATGCCCATCTGTGCGACATCGCCCGCATCCCAGGCGCCGCGCTTCTTGCCGATCTTGGTCTCCAATTGCGCCTGTGAGACGCCGATGGCGCGGAATCCGGCGATCATGTCCTCGATGCGCTTGGGCAAGGGCACGCCCTCGCCGTTCTCCAGCGTGGCCTTGCAGATGTCCTGTGCCGCTTCGGTGAACCACTTGGGCAAGATGGCGTTGATGCACTCGCGGACAGCGCGCGCGCCCGCATTGTTGTTGTTGTTCGTGATGTCACCGAGGTCGGTGAGTTCTTGGCGGCGCCCCTTTGACATGCGGGCATGGGGGACGATGAAGGTGCGCGTAGAGCGGGTGTTGGTCTGCACATCCCACGCCCACGCCTGAACCTCGGACTCGCCCCGGGAGTCGTCGCGGTGCAGCTCGTTGACGCCGTACTGCACGTTGCCCCAGACTCGCGCGAGTTCGCGCATGAGGTGCACCGATGCGCCGTTGCCTCGGTTCGGCACCTGATAGAAGGCCTGTTTCGCCATCGCGGATCGATTGCACGTATCGCGCATTTCGGCTTCGGCGCGCTGCATGTCGCGCGGGATCTGCTGGGCCACGATGACGGCGGATTGGACCTCGGCGACGGCGCGCGACTGTTCGACTGAGGTGGCCTGGCTGACCGTTGTGCGCGGTGCGGGTGAGATGGGCTGGTAGGGGGTGACGGTCACTGATCGAGTTCTCCTTCTTGCTGGTAGGTGGCGTAACTGGGGAGCGATACCGAGTGCACGTGGTCGCCGTAGCCGGGCCAGTGGTCATCGGCGACGCATTGGGCGTACAGGTCGATGGCCTTGCGGTTGCGGCGCCGGCCGAGGTCGATGTCTTCGGGCTTGAGCTCGACCACGGTGATCGGGTAGGGCGCCGTTTTGGACTGGACGACGAACAGGAACGCGGCGTCGTCGGCGATCTCGCACGCGGCCAGGCCGTCCAGATACCACGGCGCCTGTTGGTGGTAGCCGTATTCGGCTGCGGACTTGGCGAAGTGGCCCGGGTAGGCGCTGGAGCTGGTCTTGTAGTCGACGACGATCAGCCGTCCCCGGCCGGGGTTGGGCAGCCAGTCGGGCCGGAACCGCAGGCGCACGCCCGTCTCCCGGTCGTGCCAGTACCCGGACAGCTCCGGTGTCCCGTCGGCTAGTAGCGGCCCGGCGAGCGGGTGCTCGTGCACCCTGGCCGCCATCGCTTTGGCCTTGGCGACCTCGGCGATGTGCATCGGGATCTGACCGGCCTTGCGCGCTTCCTCGGCTGCTGCCTGCCACATCGCGGTGGCGGTGGGCGACTTGGCGGGGGAGCCATCCTTGTTCAGCCCGTGAACGGCCGGATCTAGCTCGCAGATATCGGCGCCTTCGCCCAGCACGAACTTGTGGGCAACGTGCCCGAAGTCGTATTGCGGCTTGGGTTCTGGCGGTTGCCGCTGCTGGTAGTGGAAGATCTCGGGCGAGGACGGCGCCAGCAGTGCACGAGCACCTGACGACGACAAGCTGGTGCGGTCGGCGTGGTAGACCTCATCAGGAATACCGGCGTATACGCCGTCAGCGGTTGGGATTTCGGCCTGGATGATGCATTCGCTCATGCGTCAGCCTCGACCCACTCGCGGCCCTTGCGCTGGGCCCAACAGCCCTGGGCATCGTCTGCATGCCAGGCTAGTTCGTTGTCCCAGATCGCAACCACTCCAACGAACGCGTTGGCCATGTGACTGCCGTCGTGGCCCGCGTCGCGGGTGCACACGTAGTTGCCGAACCGTGCGGGGCAATCGCCCAAGGCGGCCTCTGGATGTGTCTTCATGCTCTGCATGGTTGGACCTCAATTCCTTTGTGGGGGAGCGTTGTAATGCCCGCGATTTCCTCGGCGCGCCGGTCGAGCAGCTTGGTTGTCACGGTGTCTGGGTCGAACCCGATGGCAAGCGCCATCATCAGTTGCGCGGCTTTGAAGGGGTGGCGCAACCACATTGAGACCAGCTCGCTATGCACCTGATGGGGGTCTGTGTCGCGGACAGCCTCGACGAGGCGGTACAGCACGCCCTTGAGGACGCGCATGTTGGTCTCGTAGCTCTCGTCAACGTCGATCGTCATAACGGTCATGAGTCACCCCGAAGGCGAGCGCGAAAGTAATTGGACGACAGCAGCTCCAGGGTCAGCGTGTCGCCGCCCTGAATCTCGATAGCCCCGTCGCGGATCGTGACTCCGATCTGATGGAACGTGCCCTCTCCGCCGCTGGGCGAGAAGTAGACGGTCTGATAACCGTTGTCGTCGGGGATGTAGATCGGATCGTCGTGACCCCCGTACCAGATTCGCGACTTCTCAACTTTGGCAACGTGTTCAGATAGCCTGTGTTCGGCACGGCTGGCGCGGTAGCGCTCATCGGCCAACAGCTTTCGTGCCCACTGGGGCAGCTTCTCTTCGCGCGGGTCGCGTACGGTCTCGCTCACCGGCCCACCACCTCGCGGTACTCTCGCATGCTGATCTGCTTGCGAAGACGTGTAATCACCCCGCGCAGAGCGGAATTGGAGCGACGCAAACTCTCGACGGTCTCGTAGCGCTGGCGATACTGGCGTTCACGTTCGGTCTTGTGAGGATGCTCCAGCGAGAGAATCACGTAGCCATCAACAATGCCCGGCATAGACGCGCCATTGAGCACGTGCGTGATCTTCCATTCGCGCCATGGACGATCCTCGAAGACAACGCAGTCGCCCGCCTGGTAGTCCACGTCCGCGCGCCGGGGCAGGTGCGTCAACTTCCCGTCCCACAACATCCAGTGCCAGTGATCCGAAATCGTGACTTTGTGCAGTGTCATGCCTTGCCCCCCTTCGGCTTAACGTCGAAGTTGGCGTAGATCAGGTACGCGAGCGGCGTCGCGCGTTCACGCGCCACCCGTTCGTATTGCGTCGATTGGGTGAAGAATCCGGCGATACACTGCGTCAGCTGCTCAATGAGTGCGTCTCTCTCATCGAGAACGGCGGTCCACTCGCGCGCATAGTGGCGCAACCCGATTGGACTCCATGCGCGGGCAAAGGCGGTCGTCTCCGGTTCGATCTGGGCCGTGATGTCTTGTAGCTTGTCCGCCATCTCGGCCACCATTTCGAGCAATGCCCTTGTTGGCTCTGGCATTACGCACCCGCCTTGAGTACGGCGCTGGCCTTGTCCCGGCTGTCGCGGTCGGTGAAGAACTCGACGAGTGCGCCCTCGGCGGTACTGTCGGCGGTCCAGGTGCATCGCGGGTCTGTACCGGACTCCTTGACTGACTCTCGCCACGCCTTTTGATTGGCGACTAGGACGGCGATGCCGCGATTGCCCAATCTCTCGAATAGGTCAGCGATTTCGAGATCCAGAACGATGTTGACGACGCTTGGGGAGCACTCCCGTTCGGCCTTGTCGAACGCGGCCATGAGTTCGTCGAACGTCGGGTTGGGGTCAAAGGTGGTGGTCATGCCGCACGCCCCTGGCTCTGCTGCGGCGCTGAAGCATAGGTGTCGGCGTATGACTTGAGTAGTGGCGCATGGCGTTTGCACCACACCTTCACTGAGCCCACGATGATCTGGGCCGACTGACCGAGGCTGTAGCCGCGCGCCGACAGTGCCCGGTATGAGTACCGGATGCCGTCGAAATTGGGTTGCGCGTCCAGCTCGTTGCACACGCGCCAGCCGCTCGTCGTCACGAAGTCATCGGTCACCGGGTCGGCGTGCGAGTCCGGTGATGCCAGCAGCATTGCGGCGAGCACCGCGATAGCAGCCAGCACGACGGTGATGGCGTCGTAGCTGCTCAGCCGGGGTCGGCGGCGCCCGTGCGACCGCCTGCGGATATGTTGGGGCATGCCAAGTCCTCTCAGTAGGATTGGTTGGTAGGGGACGCTGGCGGTTTCTGTTTGGCGACGGGACCGCCAGCGTCTTTACTTATTCAGTTGTGGTAGAGCAGAATTCAGGTTGAATTGGCGACGAGACGAGCGATTGCCCGTGCGCCAGTTGGGGTGATCTTGAGCGTGTGCATGACTTCGGACGCGCGGAATCGCGGCGCGTCATGGGTCTCGACGCGTCGGAAGTGGTTCTTCTTGTCGGCCTTCTCGGAGTAGCGGCGGCGTTCGATCTTCTTGCCCGCCGACTCGGACCATCGGCTATCAGTCTGGACGTAGATCCAGCCGCGCTCGATCAACAACGCGCGCAACCGCTTCTCGGTGATCCGGCAGGTGGAGGCCACCGTGGAAAACGACAGAAGGTCCGTGTCCGTGACGAACGTATCGACGTACTCAACCTTGGGTGCATCCGCCTCACGTGCGGCGCTGAGCGCCTTTGCGCGCGTCTCGGCCTCGATGCGGGCGCGGGTCTCAGCGTCGGCGCGATCCTCGGCGTCGATGACCATCTGGGCAAGCTGGCGCTTGGAGGGGAGCTCGGTGGGCTGGGCGGGGTAGCGGCTGTAGGTGCCGGTCCTGCGGATGGCGGGGAGTACATCGTGCGTGATCCATCGCTTGATCGCTTTCGCCTCTGGCTTGCGACTGCGGATGATCAGGGAATAGAGGCCAGCCTCGGTGACGGTGACCATCTGTTGCGTGCCCGAGGGGGTCTCAACATTCCTTAGACCCTTTTCGTCCTCGTCAAGACCAGCGACGGCCGCGCTGGGGTTTGAGTGATCGAGCATCCGGCAGACATCGGCGGCTACGAACTCAGGGTCGCCCTCAACATCCCGAACGACGCGCACGTGCTGCACGTCTTCGTAGGTGAACAGCTCGACGGTGCTCACTAAGCCACCGCTTCGTTGGGGACCAATGCGGACAGCGGCACCCCGAGAACTGTTGCGATAGAGCCAATTTCGTTGATGTCGAACTTCACCTTGCCCCGTAGCCGCTCGGACAGCGCTTGCTGGGATAGGTGGAGCTTGGGTGCCAAGCTGGCTTGGGTGTAGCTGGACCGCGCCATTTCGGCGCGTACGTTCTGGGCGACCACATCGGCCAGAGTTACGTTAGGGGTCGGTGACTTACCGGGCATGCATGTAGATCTACACCGATAGCCGGTAGGCCTGCAAGGATCGACACGCCGTAACTTGCGGTTTTTGTGGCCTTGATTACCCTCTGCGACCTTGTATTTACAGGCTGAGCGGGTAAACTACCTGACATGACGACATTGACAGTCATCGATGGATATGTCGACGAAACGGCGAACGAGGCCGTATGTCGGCGTCTGCGTGAGAAATTGGCGGGGATGCGCCTATCGGAGAATCAGCTCGCTCCGATGGCCGGCATGTCTCAGCAGTCCCTCAACGACCGCATGAACGGCAAGGTTGAGTGGAAGATCAACGAAATCCAGCGAGTGTGCGGTGCGGCGGGGCTGTCGTTCACGTACATCACCACCGGCGCCGATCAGCTGCCCGGCGGCGGTGGTGATGACGGTGGTGCTGCTGGTGCCCCCACCAGGGCTCGAACCTGGGACCTGCGGATTAAAAGTCCGTAGCTCTACCAACTGAGCTATAGGGGCGTGCCGAGACAGGATACTGGTCGAGTGTGCGCGCGAGCACCGAGGTTATCCGGTTTGGGTTCTGAGGCAGTTGTGCCCTAAGCTGGGCGAGCTCCCAACGCGACACGCGTTGTGGGTACCCCGGAGAGATTCGGAACGGGCCCCCATCGTCTAGTGGCCTAGGACGCCGCCCTTTCACGGCGGTAGCACGGGTTCGAATCCCGTTGGGGGTACGCAACCAGTCATACTGGGAGCAGAGTAAGGCCCTGTGGCGCAGTTGGTTAGCGCGCCGCCCTGTCACGGCGGAGGTCGCGGGTTCGAGTCCCGTCAGGGTCGCCAGTACGGCGAGGCAGTAAGTAGTTGGGTCTGCCGTCCGGCCAGGTAGCTCAGTTGGTACGAGCGTCCGCCTGAAAAGCGGAAGGTCGCCGGTTCGATCCCGGCCCTGGCCACCATTCTTGACCTGCATGGACACGATTCGTGCACTCTATGGATTGATTTCTTCGTCCGGTTCTTGTCCGGTCTTCTCGATCGTGTTTCGGGGCTTCGTCTCGTTGTTGTGCAGTTGGTCGAGATTCGTGGCCACTTGGTCGAGTTCGTCTGAGTAGAGGTCGCTGTAGATGTTGGCGGTCACGGTGGGTGTGGAGTGGCCCATGGTTTTCTGTACGTAGCGCAGGTCTGCGCCGGAGGCGCGGGCCAAGCTGGCATAGGTGTGCCGGAGATCATGAATCGTGAGTGGCGCGAGTTTGGTGGCTTGAAGGGCCTTCGACTAGTGGGTGTGACGGCGCCAATTATTGGACCGGAGCATAGCGCCGTTCGGCGACGTGACTGCTGGCTCAGCGGGCTCGCGGCCATCGATACGTGGCGTTAGGGCGTCCATGACGACTTGGGGGGACGGCGGCGGGGGTCTTAGGCGGCCCGACAACTATGCGGCCCTCGACCTCGGGGGCCGCTTGTCGCACGTACAGGCGGCGGGCGGAAAGGTCCACGTCGCAAATACGCAGACCGACCAGTTCGGACCAGCGCAGTCCCGTGTAGGCCAGGATCGTCACTACGTCGCCCTGATCCAGGCTGACGACTTCTGATGCCGTGAGATACCGATGGCGCTCACGTGGCGGGATTCGCCCAGCCGACACTCCCTGCGTATGGATACGGCCATCTTCCCGAGCGACCTCCAAAATTGAGCTCAGCAGGCGAAGCGTCGAGACTTTGGCCCACGGACCCACTGTGAGGCAGTCAACGAACTCCTGAACCATCTGGCGGGTGATTTCATCGACAGGCATGTGGCCGAAACGCCGCGCGATGCGCAGCTCCCAGTGCTGGACGTAGCCGCTCCATGTCTTGGGTGATACTCCGGGACGTTTGGATGCGCTGTACTGAGACCAGATTCGATCTAGTGTGGTGCGGCCGAGGCGGGGATCGAATCGTTGAGTGCCAAGCGCGGTTTCGTTATCCCGATCGGCTTTGAACGCTCTTGCTTCGCGGAGGCTACCAAAAGTTGATGAGGTCTCCACCCAACGTGTTGACGAGTCCGGATCGCGTACCAGGTAGCGAACCTGATAGCGAGGCTGGCCCGAATTGTTGAGGCGATTGCGTATGCCGCGAGGTACCGAACCTGCCATTTATCGGCGTACCTGACGAATCCATTTGCGCACCTCGGCGGCATCCCAGCGGCGAACACGATCAGACAGCGAATAGCAAGGTGGCCCCACCACACCGGTTGCGGGTGCAGGGGGCTTTGTCCGGTAGGTCGAAACGATCGGCCGGCGCCACGCCGGCTGAGTAACTGGATAGCGGGTCGCGCAGTGTCGAAATGTATAGCAGCATCTAAGATTACGCGTGGAGTAACCTCCGCTGTGTTTAGATATGCTAATGGTGGCGGCCGAGTTTGAAGAAAAGCAGTTCGAGGATTGCCACAAGGAGATCCTGTGCCGTACACCTGGTGTGAGTATGTATCCGGTCGGTCAAGTTCTGGAGAATGTCCTCGGGGTTGACGCGCGGGCGATGCTGCCGCCCAATCACCCGTTGTGGTCGGTAATCGGTGTGACATATGGACATGGCCAGTGCATCGGGCCGGACATATTTCCAGATCGATATGCAAATGTATTTCTTCAATACAAACGCTCAAACTACTTTCCTGCGCCGCGCAGTAAATACTCGTTCGATTTCGAGCAAAAGCCGTACTATGGTTTCAAGGTCAGCCCACCGTCTGGGCAATGGAGAACACTTATTGACCTGTCTTTCAGAATTGATAATTCAATAGATCGTCTGGGTGTAGTCAGATATGTGGCCCCACGATTTCATACTCATAATGAACTGTGGAATGTGCGCGATGATGGGACCATACTGGAGCGGAGTATATACGTGGCTCCGGAGAAGTTCGAATCGGCCGGACGCCCGCACACATCTTGTTTCTATTCTGCGGATGTCGCAGAACCGGTTATATTCAATTCTGAACCAGAGCGCGGCCGGGTTGAAGAGTTTACAGAATTTGTTGATAGTATTCCAACTGGAACGCCGCGCGATCTAATAGTAGATCTATCCCGAATCGCAAATATTATTGATGATATAGATGGTGGAAAGTCGCGAGCAAGAAGCAGGCGAGAAGAGTTGCGCTTTGACCGTTTGACCGATTACGTGAGCACAATCGGATGGTTCGCGTACGTCAATAGTCTTCAATGGATTCTATATCTGCCTGCTGACTGACCAAAGATACTGATCAAATCCTGGTACCGTGCGCGGATGCACTACTTAATCGGCAGATCGTCCAAAATTTCCGATTGTTCGATACACCGCCCATGGCACGATGGAGAATCCTGGAGTCTGGGGGAGATCTGTGAAACCCAGATTCCCCAAAAGAGTTCCGAGCTGGTTTACATACTGACCGAACTTTCCCCGATGTACGATGCCGTCTTCTGACATGAGGTCCGTACCGTCGAAATCATGGCTTGGCAAGGGGTGATGACCTATGGTCCCTACCACAGTCCATTCTTGTTGACCTACGCCATATCTAGCGAAGAGTATGTCAGGGTCGGTATCAAGATATTGGCGGCCTTCCTGTAAGCGGACCATTACTGTACCGCCACCCTCGGCTTCGGGGGTGAGCGCCATATGAAGTCCTGGAACAAACATCCCACGGGCTATCTGAGTGATTCCGCGAAGGTATTCGCCGCTTATCCCCCCATTGTCATCCTCAGTCATACGCATTATTCCAAGCGGGATTCTGTCTTCTAGATTATCGGCTTCGCCGGGGAGATCGTCATAATTAACCCTCGGGCCGCCACCGGTCCTCTTACCAGACTTCGTGGTACCTGTTGGAGTGTCAGTATTGTACAATCCGATATTTACAAAGCCTCTGTACGTTGTCGTAAATCCACTCAGTATTTTCGCTATGAAACGCGCGTCAATGAGATGTCCCTGTGCGGTTAGTCGGACGATTTTCCCTGGAGGAAGAAATTTTTGAGCTTGGCCATCTTTCCAGAAGTTTTCCTCCTCGAAGAAGCCTGATATATCTTCTAGGTAATTGTCGACTTCTAGCGTCTTTTCGAGTCGAGGAAATACCGCATCTGCGAAAGATTTCGATGTGGCGGTGTTAGTGCCCCAGTTTTGAACATGTTCTGTGAATCCCTTGATTCCGCCGCTTGTCTTTTTGTCGGTCGATTCAGTCTCTGTTTCTGTCTCGATAATACCCGGGTTAACCTGTGCGAGTACTCCCCTTACGGCTGAGAGGTCGACGTATAGGTACTCGCGAAGAATCATTGTTGTCCCTCTGGCGCGACTTATCCTGTCAATATGTAGCACGCGAAAGTTGCGCTGCAAAGGCCGGGCCGTTATTGACCAGCACATAGCCGCCCGCCAGACCCGCCCTAATCGCAGACAGTCCGTCGTCGTCGGGCCTTGCGATACCTCACGTGACCAGTTGATCGATCGACGCGTGCGACAATCCGCTGTGTCGCCCGTGGCACCACTGCGCTCGGAAAGCGTTGTCCCGCAGCGCCGTAGATAGCCTGGGAACGGGACCAGCGGCGAAGGATGCGGCGAGCCGCGACCGGGTTCTCTCCATAGGTCTGGGACGATGTGCTGGTATTCCTTGTCTCCCTGATGTCGTGGGCACCGTTCTCTGCGAGGTCGGCGGCCTCACGCAGCCCATCGCCCTGCTGGCCGACCACAACGATGTCCTTGGTTGCCCGGTCGAGTGCGGCGTCTTTCGCGTCGCCCTCCCACGTCGTCCCTCCGGCGGAAGCGATGTTCTGACGGTGCTCGTCGAAGGCAGCTTCGCTCGCGGCGGCCGCGGATCGCCAGCTGGCTGCGGCGTCGGAGAGACGCGAAGTGCTCCACTCGTCGATCTCCGAGCGCGTCGGGAGAGAAGCGGTCGCGGCCGCAGGGCTCACACGGACACCGTGTCGCTGGTGTCGTAGCGGGCGTGCTCACCGAGAGGTCACTGGCTTGACCGGTCATCCGCGCCGACTGGCGACCCTGCACCGAGGTGAGCGTGGCGTTCATCGCGGCTACACCGGCAGCGCTGAGGTGGGCGGCGTTCGGGTTGCCGGCATCGGCACCTGTCAGCCCGCCGCGACGGCGTCACTACTGGCGGACGGGATTCGCAGACTCGCCGCATCAACGTGCAGTTCGTTCGCCATGCCAATCTCCCAACCGGCCGATACATCCCGATCGTGAGCCTAACTCAGGATTTGCACCTACATCGACGCCTGATCGGCGGGGGCGGGTTCGAAATCGGTGGAACCGATCGCGATGGCGGTGCGTCCAATTGATTACGGAGGGGTTCGCCAGAGATCTACCGGGATCGCAGTTGCCACCCGGGGGGGGGCGAAGTACCTGGCCGCAGGTGGCACCGGTTCCTTCGCGGGACCGGGGGCGGTGACAGAACCGGACGCACGAGATCAGCTGTCGCGATGGGCTGGGCAGTGACCACGCCCTACGCTCACCGGATGCACAAGAGTCCGTGGTTCTGGCTGGCCACCTCGACGGTGATCGCCGTCGCTCTACTCACCGTTGGGACGATCGCCGCGAATCGGCTGCACCAGAGCGTCGAGTGGTATGCGGGCGTCGGCCAGTGGCTCGGCGCGCTCGGATCTCTGCTCGCGGCGATCATGGCGTTGTGGATCGCGACCACCGACCGCCGCCGCGCTGACAACCTGCGCGAGGCCGAGCGGCGTGACCGCGACGCAGATCTGCTGCGCGAGGCTGGGCTGGTACGGGTGCGGTTCGAGGAGATCCCACGGCGGCAACAGATTTCGGGTCGAGCCTATGGCGAGACGGGTATCGGGATCCGGAATCTCCGTGCCGACCCCATCTTCGACGTCGAGCTGCACACCGTGACCATCAACAGCGAAGACTTCCGGTTCGACGTCGAGACGATCTCAGTAGACGGCGGAGCTGCCGCGCAGGGCACGCTCACTCATCGCGTGATCGAGTCGCACCAGGAGCTGCTGCTGTTCGCGCAGATACCGCCCCACAACGGCCAGACATTCGCTGCGGTGCGCTACACCGACCAGCAAGGTAGAAGATGGCGAGTCGACACCGCCGGAGACGTGGCGAAAGTCAGCGCGGACGGGTAGCCCTAGCGGGCCCACCAGGCGCGCCAGCCTCAGCATCCGTCGAGTTGGCGAGTGGGCGGCCGAAGATGCGGCGCACTAGGTGACGAAGGTCAAGGCCCGCCGAGTCCATAACTGCCGAAGTACAGCCGAATCGTTGTATCCATCGCCAGTGTCGCATCGCGAACTACCGAGCGCTGCGTCAAGTTTGCCCAGTCGGCATTTCCGGTCTCTTCGTGCTCGACCCGGACACGTTGCATCAGGGACTCCCCGTGCGCAGCCGAGCGCCAGTGACCGTAGGGCTTGCGACTGTCTGCTATCCGTTGAACGTCTTTGATGAGGTCGAGAGGCAGCAGGCGGTGTTTCGTGACCTCACCGAGTAGTCGCCCGAGTCCGAACGACTCCCAGGACTTCGACTTCACCCCATCCGGCAGCATTGCCAGCGCACCAGCGATCTCGCGTTCGCACACGACGTGACAAGAGAAGAAGATGCAAGCAACCCAGATTCCCTCTAGGAACGTCTGGACAGCTGCGTCCCAGGCGAGCCGACCCTCTTCACCCACAGAGAGCACCGCCCAGTCCTTACCCCGAAGTGTCTGGTGGATTCGCTTGTTGATCCAGTCAAGACGCTGGTCATGATCGAGTACGCGCACGTCCAAGTCGCCGAATACGTCGTCCCAGCTGGCCCCGTACGACGTCACCGGTACACCGTGTCCCCGCTCGTGAATAGCTCCTCGATCAGGACCTGGATGGCATCCGGGTCGACGATCGACATGCCGATACAGTAAGTCCACGCCCTGCTTGCAGCTGTGCCACGACCTGGCTCGTGTCGCCCCGGCTCGCGGGCTCTCGATGCTCGACGCACCCCCAGGAGCCGCGCCCGCGATGCAACCGGAACAGGCTGTCGGGCCACAGAACCCCGGCGACGTGCCGCTTCTCCGCCGAGTCCGGCTCCACCAGTCCTGGTACCGGGCGGCGGTGCTCGGCCTCCCCCGCTGGGGCACGACCAGAGGCCGCTCGCCCAGGCCGCTCGGCAGCGTCCTGTGCGAAGAGGACGCTGCCGCCGGGCTGAACTTCGTATCGTCCGCCGCGCTCGATCTATACGGCACTCGGCACGCGGCAGGATGGGGGATCGATCCGCGCTGCAGCGCCTACATGACCTCGAGCCAGGCACTGACCATAAATCTGTTCGGCCTCGTGAGCCAGGACGAGGCGTGGCTCCTCGGGTGCTTGAACGCGTGGCTCGGGCGCTCTGACATCAGGCACGTCGAGGCCCTCGAGCTGGAGTTCGCTCCTACTCGCCGCAGCCTGCACCTCAACGACCAAACCCGAATCGACGCGCTCCTCGTCGTGGCGGGCGACTGCGGCATCGAGGTCGTCGCGGTCGAGGTCAAGTACGCGGACCGTTTCAACAGCAGGCACCTGAACATCTCCACGCCCCCGTACCAGCGGCTGGCCCAGCGTAGCGGACTCTGGTCAGCACCCTCGCAGGTGCTGACCGACCGCCGCATGAATCAGCTCGCACGTATCCACGCCCTGGCTACCTCGCACGGGCTGTCACGCAACATCGACCTCCCTGCCTCCCTGCTCGTGCTGGCCCACGAGATGGACACCGTCGCCGCCGACGTCGTCGACGAGTACAAGAGTTGCGTGACGAGGGCGCGGGTGCATCGCGTATCGCTGCGGAGCGCCTGTGCATCGGTCGTCGCTGCGGCGCCCTCGCACCACACGACCGTCGCTCGGGATCTAGAACTGCGCTACGGGGCGGAGTCTGAGAGTGCCTAGCCTGGATCTGCGCTCACCCCGCCCGCAACGGGCGCCGCCGCTGTCAACTCTCCGCAGAGACCTCGGCGGTCGTATCCGGTTTGGCGGGATAACGACCCGTAGCCGTCGCCCACGCGATGACCTCACGCTTGTCCCAGATGTCGCCCGAGCGTAGGCGCCGCACCGGCGCCGGGAACTGGGCATGTCTGACCTTCCAGACATTGATCGTGTTCGCGTCGACGCCCAGCAGCTCGCCGATCTCCGCCGGGCCTACGAGGTGCACGGCGAGGGCGCGCAGGTCACTCTCGGCTGCGTTCGACACGCCCTGAGCCTACGATCTCCCAGCTGAGGTGCGGGGGACGCCAAGGCGAGTGGCGCGACACGCTGGCTTCCGCGTGCGATCCACCGTCGGAGATATCTTACACTCGTGGAATGTCGGTCCCCTCTGCGAGCCTGTCTGCTGTGAGCGACGAGGATTTCGACCACGACGACCCGCTGTACGCGTCGGGCAAGCGCGAGAGCGGCACGTCGTGGACGGTGCTCAACGGCGACAGCAAGGTCGTCGCCAGCACGCTCGTGCCCGGTTCGATCAACTGCGTGATTACCAGTCCCCCCTACTACTGGCAGCGCGACTACGAGGTGGACGGCCAGTTCGGGCTCGAGCCCACCATCGATGGCTACGTCGACAACCTTCGTGAGACGTTCGCGGCCATGCGTCCGGCGCTGGCCGACGATGGCGTGGTCTTCCTCAACCTCGGCGACACGTACTACAACGCGAAGGGCCGGCCCCACGGCAAGGATGACAAGCACCGCAGTCGCCGCCTGCCGGGCCTCCGCGCGGTGGACGGTCCGGGGCTCGGGCTCCCTCGCAAGTCGCTGATCGGGATTCCATGGCGCGTGGCACTCGCCATGCAGGAGGACGGCTGGACGCTGCGGAGCACCATCATCTGGGTGCGAAAGTCCGCGATCCCTGAGCCGACGAGCAAGGATCGCCCCTGGCGAAAGTACGAGCACATCTTCCTGTTCTCCAAGTCGCCGCGATACTTCTTCGACCGTGAAGGCCTCGACGGTGAGGAGGACGTCTGGTTCATCGAGCCGGACCGCAGGTCGCTCGCCCGCGGCACGCACTACGCGCCCTACCCACGCGCGCTGGTCGAGAGGTGCATCGCCGCGGGTTGCCCCGAGGGTGGCACGGTTCTTGATCCGTTCGTCGGCGGTGGCACCACCATGTACGTCGCCGACGAGATGGAGCGGTCGTCCGTCGGGATCGAACTCAACCCGGACTTCTGCGCGCTCATCTCGGAGAACATGGAGAAGCTCGGCGAGCCGACAGGCTAGCCGTTCCCCGCCGCGTCGCTCGCGATATAGGGAGCCCCTCCAAGTACGGTCAGTCTATGCCGTACGTGCCTGCTCACCTACTCCTTGAGGCCGTCAACGCCATCGAGGGAGCCCACGCCTTGACCATGGTGACGTTGCCGGCGCTGCTTCGGGAGGCGAAGCGGCAGGGCGTAGATCCAACCAATGCGCAGATCCCGTATGGCGGCCGCGAGGAGAAGCAGTATCTCGAAGAGTTCTACAAGCTGCCCGGCGCTCCCGACTCCGACCGTCCGTACCGAGCCATCTGGGCGGAGGACTACCCCTGGCAGACCGAGAAGTTCGCAGGTGGTGGTCTGCAGCGACAGCGGACCTCGCGCTCTGGTCGGGGTCAGGTGCTTATCCAGCGCAAGGCCGCACAGATCGGTAAGCCGCGGGACGAATGGGGCTTGACACCTAGCGCTGGAGCTGAACTGCTTGCAGAGAACGGGATCAAGCCGGTCAGGCTTATCGATCTGGCGCTCTGGGTCGGCCGCGACGTCGACACCTCGACGATCGATCCCGCGATCCTCACCGCAGCGAACCTCAGCCCCGCCTCCGACGACATCGACAAGCTGGACGCCTGGTTCAAGCATGAGTTCGAGCCCAACCGCGGCGACCTGGTCGGAACCATCTTCGACGACTCGATCCCCGCCGAGTACCGGGCGACCCCGTTCGCCATCGATCCGGTGTCTGATGAGACTTATCAGCAGCTCGGAGTGCTGCCACCGGCCTCAACAGTCACCGATGACCTTGTCACCGTCGTCGGCAAGCTGGAGAGCATCGTCGTGGCGAAGGGCTTCCAGCTGCCACCTGGCCTCGTGGGCCGCGTCCTGACGGCCTGGCTCCGAGGCGACCTCGTGGTGCTCGTCGGCCAGCCCGGGACCGGCAAGACGATGTTCGCCACGCTGCTCGCAAGCGCGATGGAGCAGGAGTTTGACCTCGACACCCCGCTGCTGATTCCTGTGCGGAGCGACTTCGACGAGGCCGAGCTGATCGGATACGAGCGGCTCGACGGGACGGTCCATCTTCAGGACTTCGCCCGCGCGGTCCTGCTCGACGGCGCTCCGCTCGAAGCTCGGGTCGTGATCTTCGAGGAGTTCAACTTGGCCTCGGTGGAGACCTATCTGTCTGCGGTGCTCGTCGCCACCCAGGAGCGCGAACGGATCGTCCGCCTGCCGGACGGTGAGGTCAGGAATCTGCCGATCGATACGTTCGTCATCGCGACCTGCAACTCCTTCCGCGACGAGCCCGAGACCCGTACCCGCGTCAGCTCGCCGACCAAGCGGAGATCGACCACCATCACCATGCCGAACGTGCTGGGCGACCGATACGAGGACGACCCCGGCACCGCAGTGATCGGAGTCGTAAAAACCCTGATCGCCAACGAGCGTGAACGCGTCGAGCGCCGCAAAAGCGCAGGGCACGCATCACAGTTCGACTCCCTCAGGCTCACCGCCCTGAACTCGGTCTCGGACTTCGGTGACTTCACCGCCGAGGCCCAACAGGCTCTCGTGGCGGTGTCCAACGCGGTGCTCGACACCACGAGCGGACGGTCGTGGTTCACGCTCGGGATCCTCCGCGACGTCGTGATGGCGCTCGTGATGTCTGAGCGTGACGCGAAGGCAGAACTGACAGCCCTCGGGAACGCCGTCGCAGACAAGATCGTGCACCAGCTCCGTGGAGCCCACTCTGATGCGCAACCGCTCCTCGAAGCCTCAGCGGAGCTGCCTAATGCGGATGAGATCGGCCGGCTGATCGACCAGACGATGTCGGGTCCCTCCGACGAACTCTTGCCGCTCCTCTGAGCCGTTCGCTAGACGTAGGGAGGCGACTGCATGCGGTCCAAGACCAGGCTCATCGCCTGCTCGAGACCGTCGTCCGGACCGACGACCGGCACCTCGACCACGCTTTGGCCGTGGTCGGCGATCACCCTCGCGTCGCGGCCCACACCCGGGTAGAGAATCGCGACCGAGGAAAGCCCGTACAGGCTCTGGTAGGCAGCGACGTCCTTCCGGCTGTCCTCGGAGGCGTGACCGTTGCTGCCGATCCTGTACTTGGCGTCGAGTACGGCGACTCTTCCAGTCGCCCGTTCATGGAGCAGCAGATCGGGCCTCGACGCGTCGGGCACCGGGGTCCGTGCGCGCCACGAGGCGAGGACGTCGAGCGGTGGAACCGCGTTGTAGTAGAGGTCGAAGACGGGTCCCCTGAAAGCGAGTGGATTGGACCCGAATGCCCCGGATGTCGAGGTGAGCCCGAGCGCCGACGCGACCCGATGCGCTGCGTACACCTCGTAGATCCGGTCGGCGCTCTCGATGTAGCTGTATCGGCGGGCCGGGTTGGCGCTGGCCGTCCATCCGAATCCGCTGACTGACCGTGCGAGTTCGAAGACCTTGATGTAGCTGCGATCGGTGAACTCGGGTCCTTCGCGCGGCAGCGCGAGAGCACTGGGTTTCAGCCGGAGCTTGACGGCGAGCGGCTGGGTGGAGAGGCGTCCGACGCGCTCGCGCCATAGGCGACAGCGAGCCATCGGCATCGCGGAGAGCTGCGCAGACATCAGCTCGGATAGCAGCTGGCGGAGAAGCCCCAGCAGGTGCACAGCGCGCCGGTTGGCCACCGTGTCCACCGTGCGCTGCCGGCGGCGAGCGACCACGCGGGCCGGGTTGTAGGCGCGTCCGCCGACCGTCAGCAAGCCGCCTTCCTGCTCGACCACGTTCCGCTGGGGGTCGGATCTGAGGAATCGCAGCGTCGGGACCGCGAGGACGGAGCTCCCACCGCGACGGCTCAGCACACGGATCGAGAGGTCATCGGTCCTCGGGGCGACGAGGACGCCTTCGATGGCGTCCAGCGCCTTGTCCGCATTCTCGTCGAACCAGCCGTAGACGACGTGCGGGTCCAGGTATCCGCTGCCGTCCGAGAACAGTGCCTGTCCAGTCCATCCTGTGCCCAGGTACTGGAGGTGTTGCAGCATCCGCGTGATGCCCTCAAGCCGCAGCTTGTCGTCCTCGGTGGCGAACCAGAACACCTGGCCGTCGATCTCGACCCGGTGGAAACCCGTTGACCGGGTGTAGTCGAGCGCGAGGATGCCCGTGGTGCCCACCGGGAGCCTGCGGTTGATGCCGTCGACCCGGATGGTTCGGTCAATATGCCCAGTCACGCTCAGGATGATCGGCGCAGGAGCTACTGAGATCAGCTGATCCGTCACCTGGACCTCGCCCGACCGGGTCACGATACGCACGCGCAGCTGAGTCCTGGCAGTGTCAGGGACCGCGATCACCCCGACAGGTTACGTCTCGGGGGCGTCACTCCTGTAGCTCCGCGGGGCAGCCGGTGCGCTGGTGGCGACGGTAGTGCTACCTACCGAACCCTTTTGACCTGTCGCCAGTCTTCCCGACTGCCCCCGTTCCACTCGCGCGCCACACTGCGCAGCTCTGCACGCACCGCCGCGCGGCGCACCTCCGGACGCGACTGCCAGTGGCACATCCAGTAACTGCAAGCGTTGGTGCCGGTGTAGGTGAACTCCCAGTAGCAGCGACCGATACGCCCTATGGTCCAGGTGGGATCGAGGTCAGGAAGGTCGCACTCACGGCCGGCGCAGCGGTGAGCGGCGCGCACCGCGATCTCGCGGCGGGCTACACGAACTTGGTACGCGGCGTGGGCATCGGTACGGGACATGCGGATTCTCGGAAACTGGGGGCGCCCCACCGCGTACCGCAGATCCGCTGCGGGGCGGGGCTACCGCGGTCTCTGAAGACCGCCGGCCGAGGTTGCTCGCATGTTGGGAAGGCTACTCGGCGGGGACGACATCGCAGACGGGAACGGTCCAGCGCAACCAACCCGCGAACGACGCGGTTGCCGGTCTGGAACGTCACCATGACGCCGTACGCGGCCCACAGCCACCACGGAACGCCGAGCGCCACGAACGTGGCCCCGGTACCGACTGTGGAGACTAGGTCATAGTTGCGCCGCAGAAGATCGTCGTCTGGGAACCCGCTGATCTCTGCCGCCCCACCGCCGAGCAGGTGATCCACGGTGCGCACCAGGCCGTCGTACACGGCGAACACCGCGGTGCTGGCGTCCTCGGAGAGCGCCTGGTCCTGCGGCTGCGCGCACCATCGCCGCGGTACTCATCGGCCCACCTTCCGCAGCAGCCACCAGTCGCGCAGGCGCTGGGAGGGGAACACGTGTGCGGCGCGACCTCCCGATGACTCACCGATGACCCATTCACCGCGGTGCCCGCCGTGAGCCGCGACGGAAACGGCCAGGTCAGCGCGACGGGCGCAGATCCGCGAACAGGGCGAACGCGTGGCCGCCGTTCTGAAAAGCGGAAGGTCGCCGGTTCGATCCCGGCCCTGGCCACCACAGTATTCGCAGGTCGTTGCGCATTTTCTTTCTCAGTCCAGCTCGGTTTCTGTGGACAGTTGTGCTCTTGGTGCCTGTGGTGGGCCATCGTTTGGTTGCGCGGAGACGATCTATTGCCGCTCGCCCAGGTGGTCAGTGAATCGAGCACATCAGCGAGACTGTCGAGTTCGGTGTCGTAGAGGCGGGCGTAGGTATGAACTGTGACGGTGATCGACGCGTGGTCGAGGGTGCGTTGCAGGAGCCTGAGATCTGCCCCTGCGAACCGCGATAGAGAGGTGTAGGTGTGCCGCAGATCGTGGATGCGCAGTTGCGGCTTGCCGAGGACCTTGCGCTGTTCGTTCCAGCGTACGGAGCGGACCCAGTTCTCTTGACTTAAGAGGGCACCGCCTGACGAGGTGACGGCAGGGGAGTTCGGGGCCTTGCTTTGATGCACTGAGCTAAGAGCGGCATGATGCGCGTGGGTATCGGAACGGCGCGGAAACGGCACTGCATGCTCATACTGAGCGGCACCAACGACGACCTAGTGACCCCCGGGCTCGACGCTGCAGACCTATCCGCGTTCACTCCCCGTGCCGTCGCCACTTGGTGTTCTCAGAGGGCTTGGACCTCACCGCTCACCACTGCCGTGTAGCTGCATCGCACAGCGTTGACGCTGTGTCGGTGAAAGTGTGGTTGACGGGTAGTCCGGAGGCTCTGCGTGATCTGGCCGCCATTTTGCTTCCCGCCGGTGAAGTGCAAGTCTTGCAAGAGGGTAAGCAGTACTACCTGGCTTTTCATGAGATCGACTCTCCCCAGAAGACGAGAAGTTCTATGAAGCCGCCGCGCGGCTCCTTCTGCGCATCAACGGCCTTGGACGCGTTGAAAACCAGAACTTCCGTCCGGTAGCGCTGAGCGACGAGTACACGACGTCCGATGGTCGGCGGCACACGGTCCTCCGACCCGCACCGGCTCAGATCCGTGTGAATGTTGGGCGACCGACAGTTACGGTCGCGAGACCAGACGGCACGGTAGTTCCCGATCCGCAATCTCCCTGCCGGACCGTTTCGCAGCGGCGGCGTCGAATCCAGATCTCGCCGAGGCGCTGGAAGTTCTGGGTAAGCCAGAGAATGTCTGGTGGTCAGATCTGTATTGGGTCTTCGAGATCATTACCAACGTGATTGGTGGCCGGAGTAAGATCTATGGCGAATTAGGTTGGGCCACAAAGGCACAAGTGGATTCATTCACTGCCTCGGAGTAACAGGTGCGGCATGCCAGGTCGACAGCGGTGCCCCCTCGCGAGCTATCTCTTACCGAGGCGCATGATCTGGTGAGCACCCTTGTAGCCAAGTGGGCGGCGATGCTCGCCGCCAAGGGGTGAATAAGTTCGCCTTGCGCATCGCTAATTCGCCCGGCACGTGCGTGACCGTTCTAGTGGGGTAACCCCCTGGGGTCTTCCCAGGTCATATCCCTCAGCGGCGACTGCAGCTTTCGATGCGACGTGTGATCGCATCGTGGATGGCGGGGAGATCCACCGCCCGGCTTTCATCACCCACGAGCGTTCGTTTCTCGCCGCACACCATATTCGCTGTGAAAGCGTTTGCGCCACAACACCATATGCCGCTTCACTGGAGCCCCCTTGGGGCGACGCTCTCCCATTCGCCCGGATAGGTGAACGTCACCATGGCTGGGATGCGGCCCGATTCGACTAACGGGCTGTAGTCGAGCTCGGCGAAACTGCGGCAGGTTGCAGAACGGGACTTACGCGACCACTTTCGTGATGACCCGCCCGGTTGAGCCGGGTGCAATGTCCGTAAGGCTCCGTCGCGACACAGTCACGACGGCACGGGGATCAAGCTGGGACGCCTTGGCGAGGAGGTGGGGCAGCGGCGTAGAGCTCGGTTTCGGTCTGTGGAGGCCGGTCGAGCCAGCCGAGATCGACCGGGTTTGGTGCAGCTCGGACAAGCTCTCCGTCACAGCGTCGTCGGCAACGTGGCTACGCCCAATTCCTCAGAACTGCATCACGGCTGTTGTCCCGAAAACTGCTTCGGCGTTGTTTTCGTAGGCGGGCTCTCGAAGTGGCCGTATTGGTCGCTGGCGCGGGCAGGTGGTGATCGGCGACTGGGCACTTGGGTGCAGCGGCGGTCGGCCACATTTAAGGTCGCGGCTATCTTCTCCCATGTCCGCAGCTTTCGTCATCAGTCACACTCAACGCCCGAATTCGGTCGAATATCGCCCTGGAGTGCAGAAACGGGCGGGTCAACGAAGGACGCCTTCTATATTTTGCCAGTCCGTGTAGGTGTGCTGGTACCGCTGGTATAGTCTAGTCGCTGATAGGTTGATGTCAGTACGGCTCAAGGGAGGGGCTCGTGGGCGGCGAGACCGGCAGTGGGGGCGCACCGCGTCGGCTGATGACGGTGGTCAACTGTCGTACGCGACCTGCTTCCAGCGAATCTTCGGGCGGCTGCTACGGCCGACGCATGCCTAGGCGGTTCCATCTCAGATCGGTTTTGTTGGCGGCCGTGACAGCGGTTGCTGGGTTTACGTTATCTAGCGCGAGTCCAGCTGGAGCAGACCCCAATCAGCCTGGGCCTCCTGCTCCGGCTCCGCCGCCGTTGGCGGTGCCGCAGCCCGATAATTTGCCGCGTGCGGTGAGTATTGGTGGGGCACAGGCTAAAACGAATGTGCCGCAAGGGATGGGGTCAGGAACAGGGCGACCTCTTGCGGAGGCGCGCCAGCGTGGTGTGGTGGCCGTTCCGCCAATCGCTACCGACGGGGTACATGCCGCGACCGCTTGGCCAGGCAAGCAAGTCGTCATCCATCTACCCAACGAACGGGCCTTGACGGCTGCCAATTGGGGTGAGGGCGGTGCGGCCGCATACGGATCAGGCCCGGTGGATTATGTGGTGCTCCCCGATGCCGGCGGGGGCGCCGATATTCGCATGATTCGCAAGACCTTCATCTCGCCGAGTGACTTCACGTTGGGCGTCCGCTATCCGGAGGGCACTCATCTGCGCCAAGCCGCGCAAGCGGTGGTTGTTGAGACCGATGCAGCCCCCGGACATTCGGCAGCGATTATCGGGGCGCTGAGCATCCCTGATGCAAAAGACGGTGCCGGTAACCCGATCCCGGTCACACCGTTGGTCGGGGGAAGTTATCTGTATCAGCAATCGGATGTGAATCTGAACGTCGGCGATGTCGGATTGCTCAATTTTCCCGTCACCATCACCGTGGCCTACCGGCCATCTACCGGTGTTCCGGCGGTCGCTCAAGGCGATCCCGCGCCTAAAGCACCAGCGGGCAGTGCGGCCGGGCGGTGTGTGTCTGGGCCGCCACAATTCGCCGGCGGCGGGGACGACGGAACCCCTGGCGGGGCCGCTGATTTCGCGCCGTCGTGTGCCCGGCTGGCTGCGTGCATGAGCGCTGCCCCCGCCCACACCAGCGCCCTAACGTGTGAGAACACGTTTATGGCCGACCTGACGAATGCCTGCGTGGCCACGTTCGGCCACGACGGCGATGACTACGAGGGCTGCCTGGCCACCGCCAACGGGCATGTGCGGTGGGCCAAAGAAAACCTGGCACCCGGCCAGCCCGCCGCAGCAGCGGGCGGAGCTTGACATGCCTACGGCACAACATCTTTCACAGCACGTTCTCCGGGGAAAGAAGGCTAACCGATGACCGACACCGATCGTCCTGATGGCGATGATGTGCCCACGCGAACTCTGCACGCCATGAACGCTGGTCGATCGCCAGGTGCCCAGTTGACCGGTTTTGCAGCCGGGATCGTTGGGGCCGCGTTATTGGTGGCTGGTGTGTGGGGTTTGCATGTGCTCACCCGCGGTGATGGTGTGGCCGGTGCCCTCGGCTGGGTGATCCTGCTGTGCTTGGCGTTCACTGCCCTGGGCAAGGGCATCACCTTGTGCCGTCGCGCTCTGGCTCCTGTTTCGGCGGTGTTGTCGGCCTCGGTGGCTGGTGTTCCCGCGGGGGTGCGTGCGGCTACGGGGATCGTCATCGGCAGCGCTGGTATGTGGTGGGTGCTGCGTGGCCACGCAAGTCTGTGGTGGGCACAGGTTACCGGCGCTGGCTCCGGGTGGAGCCTGTTCGCCGAGCTGGTGCTGGTGGCGATCATGGTGGTCGCCGGGGCGCTGCTGTTCGGCGGCGCCAAGGTCTTGGGCGAGCTTATCTTCGCCAACTCCGGTACCCGCCAACAGCTCTCACCCAACCACGACGGTGGCCAGCGTTGGCGGCAGTGGTGGGCCAGCCACCCTGGCCTGGGTTTGACGCTGCTGGCTGGCGGCGGCGCTCTGGTGTTCCTGTCCGGGTATGTAGTTCCGCGGGTGTCGTCATGGTTGACCGGCGATGACCCGATGGCGGCCCTGGCTGCGATCACCGCGATCTTGACCTTGGCGCTGCTGGCCAACACGTGGTGGTGGCGGGCGCTGTCGGGCTGGTGGGCCTGGGCCCACACCCCCAACGGCCCCGGCGGGCCCACCCCGATCGGGCAGATCTATGCCGGCGCCGGGGTGTTGGCATTGATCGGGTTCTCGGCCACCGCCTTCGGTCTGGCCACCTTCTCCTCTTACCTGCCCCAGAACGCCGCCACAGCTTCGGCTGATCCGTGTGGGGATCGTTGTGGTGGAGGCGGCAATGGACAAGGTTCCTATGGTCCAGATACCGGTAACTTCCAGCCTCCGCAGATGCCCGGTCAGCAGCCCGACTATCAAGGCGGGATCAATCAGCCGCCGCTAGACCAAAACTCGGGAATCTCGATTTACAACGAAAGCCCTGGCCAGGGCGGTCAGCAGATTCCGCAACAAAACATGGGCCCGCAGACCTCTGGCCAGCGCGCCGCACACGGAGAACCGTTGCCCAACTACGGGCCCTGGCAACCCGACGCACAACCTCCCGCCCAAGCACCCGTACAACAGGCACCCGTGCAGCAGGCTCCTCAAGCTCCGCAGCAGCCCGCACAAGCACCACAAAATCCTGCCGGGCAGCAGCCCGCGCAGCAGGCACCACAACAGCCGGCGCAGCAGGCACCGCAACAACCAGCCGGGCAGCAACCGGCACAACAGAATCCGCCGCAACAGGGCCAGCCTGGCCAGCAGCAGCCACAAAACCCGGCCAGCCAGCAGACCCCGCAACAGCAGCCGCAGAAAGAGCCGGAGACACCGAAGAAGAATCCGATGGATCCCACGGATCTCGCGACGGCGGCCACACGCCGCGGTTCGCAGCAGGCCGGGCAGCAAGCCGCCCAGCAGGCTGGACAACACGGCGCCCAGCAAGCGACCCAGCAGACCACCCAGGGGACACAGCAAGCCACACAGCAGTCTGCTCAACAGTCATCAAGTCAATCTGCGCAGCAGTTGCCAACAGACATGGATAACAAGATCGGCAACGTTGGTGATGCGATCGATAAGGGCGCTAGCCGTGCGGCGGAGCAGGCATCTGTGCCTAAGAAGGCAGAGCCGCTCAGACCGCCTTGGGGAGCAAACCAGACGCAGTTAAATCAGGCTGCAGCTCGCTCGGCTGAAACCCTTGAAACTGTAGCTAAATTGGGCAAGCCGTTAAGTTGGGTTGGCAACGGCCTGGAAGCGATGAACGGCTACAACGAGATCGTTAACTCAACTAGGGCTGGAAAGCCGGCGGTGCAGGCAGTTGTCGACGTCGCACCGAAAACCGTCGGCAACATCGCAGGCGGGTGGGCTGGTGCCGCTATCGGCGCTGAGTGGGGCGCAAGCGCTGGCCTCATAGTAGGCGGCCCTGCAGGCGCAGTGATCGGAGCTGGGATTGGAGCTATCGCTGGAGGTATCGCGGGAAGCGAATTCGGCGAGAAGGCCGGTGAGCTTCTGTCCAAGGGGCTCAATGCGCTCCTCAGTTGGTGACTTGGCGGATGCTGTGTCGTTGTTTCTGGCCGACGTGAGTAGGTTCGAATAATGAACGAAAATATCGATTTTTATTTCGCCCTATCAATTCTCATTGGCGCTTTGACTATATGGTTAGCCGATCCAGATAAGGGCACGCTACAAAAGGTTATCTATTGGTTTGCCACACCAATTCTGATAGTGATATTGATGTCTGTGGCAACTAAAAATTTGATCCTGGGTATCGGGGCGGGGCTGATCTTTTATGGCCTCATTACTGCAGGCTACTTTCGATTCCGCACATAAGCAGGTTCCAGGAGAGGTTCCCAAAGTGTTCACCTACATTCTGATTGTTGCAGTTGCTTTCACTGCTGCCGTATATGTGATGATTACCATCGAGAGGCTGCACGTGCATGACTGGTGGCGCTACGTGCTCTATATCGTTGCCCTTCTGGTGGTCGCTGGCGGCCTATTTGGGATACTTCATTCACAAACCCAACGCATAGGAATCGTCTGTGCGGTACTTGTGTTGAGCTGGAGAGCACTCGCAGGTCGGTCCGAAGCGCTCAGGCAGCAAGGTGGTGAGATGTCGTGATCACGCGGCCAGCGTTCGGCGCAGCGCTGATTGCTCTTGTAATAGCAGGGTGCTCCAGTGCATCCCAACAGAAGCCCATTCCGGACGCACAGACATCATCGTCGGTTGCCGCGCAACAGGTGCTATCGAGCCGGTGCGCCAACACTGATGTTGCGATGGTCAGCCTTGAGCCCAGGTCGGCTGCAGAACCACAGCTGTTAATTCCGCAACCGCCAGGCTGGGAACATTCTTCAGCAATGAATTCCGATGTAATCCGCGGCGTGGTGTTCAGCAAATCATTAACTGCGAACGACTTCACACCGACTGCCGTCGTGACTGTTGCTGACGTAACGGTGGGAACAGCTAGTCTGGAGCAAGCGCTGGAAATAGAGCGCGGCGGCATTGTGCAAAACGGTGTTGACATCCAATCGGAGACCTCCGGCACAATCTGCGGATACCCCGCCAAAACCATCAACTACCCCATCGAAGGGCGACCTGGATCCACACTGATCGTGGCAGCGGAACATGACCGACACATCTGGACGGCGACAGTAACAATCCAGACTGCTGCCGGCGACAACCCGACCTACATCGCTGACAAACAAACCATCTTCAGCGGCTTCCAGGTCGCTTTCCCGGAGCACTAGGCGGCGAGATCAGCTAGTGCGCCCGGTACTACGGTGCGTTTGGAGCAGCGGAGCGAGGCTGTGATCTCTTCTGCGGAGCTGCCGCCATCGAACAGCATGCTCGCGTGTCGCCTGTCCGCAGCAGAAAGTGAGCGGGGGACGGTTGATTCTCGCGCCGCGGGATCATGCGCGACAAGGCCTGCTTTTGTGCGCTCGGCCAGAACCTCTCGCTGATGAGCTAGACCTCGAACGGCCGCCGACCCGGCTACATGCGTGTCAGCAACGCCCGTATTTCGGGGTGCTTGATAGCGGCCTCGCCGCGCGTGACCCGCCACAGTCGCGTGCGCTCAGTCCGGCGACCACGATCTGACAGCGTTGCTGTTGGGTGCGTCCTCAACGCGACTACGTAAGCGGGACGGGCAGCAGCAGGGGCCGACCGCTCGCGGAGCCGTTCAGGGCCACCAGCCTTAGTCCTGGCGGCCGTGCTCCGGGTCCCACGTATTGGGCACCATCGGCGCCCGCGCTCCCTCGAACAAGTCGTCGTCGCGACTCAGCGTCGCCAACCCTGACGCCGTTGCGCCCGTTTTGATTACGGTCCCGGCGAATCCCATGGGGCCGGCTCCGCGATGCGAGGCGGTCGTGTCAGGAGCGGGCTCCTCGCACCGCGCAGTGGCATTCATATCCATGTACTCGATGCCGCGACCCTGTTGCTTGCTCTTGTCTCGCCGTCGTCGTGCCTGACGGGCCGCTGCGGTTTCCGCGGCGGCGGCCTGCTCTCGAGCCGAGGACCGCGCTGCCGCACTGGTTTCCCTACGTACTTGAGTCGCCAGCGCCAACCCGGTGCCGAGACGCGGCCCGCCACCGACGGCATACGGGAAGGAGAATCCCGGGTCGCCGACGGGCGGCGGGGATGGCGGAGCGGGCGCAGTGCCGGGTGCGGCGGGTGCGGGGGCGCTTGCAGGTGCTGCCGGGGCGGGGGCCGAGGCGGGCGGGCTGGGTGCCGGAGCCGTGCCGGCGGACGCTGCCATCGGAGCATCTTCAACGGAACCCGGTTCCACGGCAAGGATTTCCGGTGACGGCTGGATTCCGGCCAGGCCCGCGAACACGGCCGCCCAACCCAGGTTGGCGATCGCCAGAGCCAACGCCGGCTGAATCAGTGCCGGTGCGAACTGGCCGATTGTCGACGCCAATTGGGCCGCGTGGAATGCCACATCTGCCAAGACCATTGGCAGGTTGGTGAGCAGCGCGGCGGGATCGGTGAGCAGGTTGTTGAGCAGCAACTCGAAATGCTCGACCATCTCTCCGGCCACATGCACCCACCATTCCGGGTCGGTCGGGTCCAGATCTCCGTGCCCATGGTCGTCATCGTGACCGTGCTCATGGTCGTGATCGTCGTGTCCGTGATCATGATCGTGCAGGATCGACGGCGGTGGTGTTGAGGGAGGGGCGGACGCCAACGCCACCTCGGAGGCCGTTTGGTAGGTCGCCATCGTGGTGGCGGCCTGCACCCACATGCGGACATAGTCCGCCTCGGTGGCGAGGATGGGAATTGTGTTGATTCCGAAGAAGTTTGTTGCCACCAGTGCCGCGTGTGTGGCGTGATTGGCGGCAAGCTCGGCAAGGGTGGGCATCACGGCCAGCGCGGTGCTGTAGGCGCCGGCGGCGGCTCCATGCTGGACTGCCCGGGCGTTGCTCTCGAGGGCTCCCCGGTTCAGCCATTCCAGGTATGGAGTGTGTGCTGCCACATACGTTTCCGCGCTTGGGCCGTGCCATGCACTCGCGTGGGTGGCGGCCAGAATTGCCCGGAGTTCTTGGGCAGTTGCGCTGTAGTGCGCGCCTAACGACGACCATTCGGCGGCCGCCGCGAGCAGGGGGCCGGGGCCCGGACCACTGCTGAGCAGGGCTGAATGCACCTCAGGCGGCGACGCCATCCACACCGGAGCAGCCAACAT